TCTAACGGAAAAAAAAATAAAATTTGATATATTGGAAGAGATACCTAAGAAAGAAACTATAACTAAATTTAAAATAGAAGTTCAAGATTGGGCAAATGAAATTCAGAGGTATTTATCAAATGAATTTGGATTTCTAGGAACTACCAGAATAGAAGCTTCACATTACAAAACAGAACTTCAATCATTTAATATAACAAACTCTGGAAAAGGTCTAAATGATGATATAGTTTGGGTAATGAAAGAAATTTCAAAAACCATAACTTTGTCTAAGGATTTAGCATTTTACACAGATGATAAATTTTCTTTTATAAACAGTTATTTTAAAAGATAATTAATATATGGAGAATAAAATGGATAATTTAATAGATGAACAAGTATTTACAGATGAAGTAACTGTTGTTGCTGAAGAAGAAACTATAGGTGAAGGCGAAAACGCTCAAAAGCAAATTTGTTTTAAAGGTGTTTTTTCGGAAGCAGATTCATTAAATGCTAATAAAAGAGTATATCCTAAATCAGTTTTAAGAAGTGTATTTACTGAAGCAATGGAAAGATCTAGAACTACTGGTAAACCAATCTTTGGTGAGCTTGAACATGCCAAGGATGCTCATGTTAATCTTGAAAGAATAGCTGTTAAATTCCCAGAATTAACATGGGATGAAGAAACTGGACAGATTAGAGGCAAGGCAGTTCCTGCTGGCCCTATGAAGGATAAAGTAAAAACATTAGCAGAAGATGGCTTCCCTATTTGTTTTAGTACAAGAATGACTGGAAAAGTAAAACCTCTTTCCGAAGAAAGAAAAAGACAGCTTAATATTACAGAAGATGCCGTAGAGGTTTGTGAAGGAGCTAGACTTATTTCTATAGATGTTGTTGGAAATCAGTCTTGTCAGAAAGCAATTTCTGATACTGTTTATGAAGAAACTATAACAGAAGAAACAAAAAAACCAACTTTTAAATCAGTGTTTGATGCTTTGATTTAACCATTATTAACTCATCCAGTATTGGATGAGTTAAAGTTTTTTAAAAGGATAATATATTAAAGTTAATAAAGGAGAATATATAATATGACAGTTAATCAAATTTTTGATAAAATTCAATATGGTGAACAATATATGAAAAATAAAATTTTGAAAGAAAGTATTTCAAAATTTTATGATGAAGATTTGGGACTTTTTTATGCTTCTAAAAGAGTAAAGGAGTTATCAGGCAAAGCTGTTTTTTCAGAGTCAGAGGAATCAAAACTTAATAGATTAATTTCAAAACTTGTAGTTATCGAAGACAGACTTGAAAATGGAAAACCAATGTCCGAAGCATATAGAAAAATGCAGTCAACAGCAGTAATCGATGATTGTAAAGCTTTAATGGAAGAAGTTTTAAAAACAAGAAAAATAGATTCTAAAAAATTAGAAATTTTTGGAAAATCTATAGCTACAGCAAAATATTTTGTAGAAAATAATTTGGATGATAAGGCTGTTTTAAAAGAAAGTTCTAATCCTCTTTTTAATAAAATTATTAAAGAAGAAGAGAATGCTTTAAAAGAAGTTATTTAAATAAGCTAATAGCACAGTAAGGAGTAAAAATAAATGACAGAAGAAGAATTGATGAATACTAAGGTAGCAGAAGCTGCCAATATTTATGGAGAAGCTCCAAAGATAGATTTATCTTTGGTAAAAAATGCAAAAGCAGCCAAAGTATCAAAAGAATTAAATGATAAAATAGGCGATTCTGTAAAAAAGCAGAAGAAAAATAAGTTCTGTTTTACAGAGGAACATGAAGTTCAAATTCCTTCAAATGGAAAGTTGTATCAGAATTTTGAAGATGCAGATATTAAAAATGGTATAGTAAGACTTAAACCAATGTCATTAGCAGATGAAGAAACATTAGCAAATCAAAATTATATTAAGAATGGTACTGTATTTAGCCACCTGCTTGAAAGTTGTATTTGTAATGATATTAATGTAAAAAAGCTTATTCCATATGATGTATTTTATTTACTTTATGTTCTTAGAAAGATTACATATGGTGAAGATTATGATTTTGAGGTAACTTGTCCAGAGTGTGGTAAGAAATATAAAAAAACAATTAATATTTCAGATGTTGAATGGCAAGAACTAACAGAAGAAGAAGATATGATAAAAACAATTAAACTTCCTGTTAGTAAATATACTATAACAATAGAAGCTAGTACATTAGGAAATGAAGAAGAAGTAAACAGGTTATCTAAAACAAGTGATGCTGGAGATGTTATTCTTAATTATGTTGCTCGTACTCAAGAAATTCTAGATGATGAAGGAGAGCCAGTAAATCCAAAAGATTTTGCTGATTTCTTTGAAGCATTACCAGGAAAGGACAGAGCAGAAATTACAAAAGCTTTTGAAACAATAGATGATTTGGAAATTCCAACAATTGAATTAGTCTGTCCAAAATGTGGTGAAGAGGATAAAGTTTCTATTCCTTTTAATAAAAGCTTTTTTCGTTATTAACGAAGAAGAAGTAGAAAACTGGTTACATAGATCTAGAATTAATATGCTTGCTTTAGTAAAGCAAGGTTTTTCTAGAGATGAAATATTTTTTATGCCTTGTAGTGAAATGCAGGACTATATAAAAATATTAAATGATAGTTATGAGCAGGAAGAAAGAGAAATAGAAAACAGAAATAGAAAAACACAAAATAGTATAAATGATTTAAAAATGGCTGGCAATTCGTTGCCTGGAGGATATTTTTAATCATTAGCCCGTCTTAATTAAGACGGGTTTTATTTTTATATAAGTTAAATAAGTATGAAAGGCGATGATTTTTCTGGATTAGTTTTTTATGAAGAAAATGGAGCAGTTTTTTCTAAAACAGAATTCCAATTGATAAGTGAAAATATAAAAAGAATTTTAACCACTAGAAAAGGCGAAAGAGTAGGAGAACCAAATTTTGGCTCTAATCTTATGACTTATATATTTATGCCAGAAATGTTGTGTTCTGATTTGATAGCAGAAATTATTTCTTCTATACAAGCAAATGAACCAAGAGTAATAGTAAATAGCTGTACTCTTAAATCAGCTGGGCAGGATGATATAGTTAGGATAGAACTAGATCTTACATTAAAAAGCAATAAAGAAAAATTTAGCATGGGAGTTACATTATAAAATGGCAAGTACACAAAATTTAACAGATTTACCAGTTATTCAATATACAGGAATGGATTATTCCACAGTTATTTCTCAAATAAAAGAAATTATAGAAAGCAATAGTAATTGGGCAGATAACTGGACAGAGTTTTATAACTCAGAAGCAGGAACAATGCTTATACAGCTAATGGCTTGGATTTGTGACAACTTGGCTGTCAGACAAGATTTAATTTATAATGAAAACTTTTTAAGCACCGCAACATCTGAACAAGCAAAAAGAAGATTGTTAAGTCAAATAGGATATAAGATGAAATCAAATTCGGCTGCTATAATTCCTATAACACTAGAATTTAAAACAATTTTAACAGCTGATCTTATTTTAACTGGTGGTAATAATGAAAATAATACAACTCCTCAAGAAGCAAAATCAAATATATTTAAATTCTTCGGACCAGATAGAAATGGAAAAAATGTTCCTTATGAAATTTTAGCATTAGATGATGAATATATACCAGACTATCTTAAAACGGTAGCCTTAGGTTATGGTAGTTCTTTATACAAGATAGATACAAATAGAAATCAAATTTATGCTTTACAGGGAAGTACTGTATATACAGAATTCTCTTCAGATACAAATGATGGTCCTATATTTGTTCTTGAGAATAAAAATATAGACTTAAAAACTGTAAAAGTATATGATATAACAGAAGATAATAAATTTCCTATTCATGAAAAAGTAGATAATTTCTTAGACTTGGATGTACTTAATGGGAAAGAAGTACCTTGTTATATAGTAGAACAAAACGAAGATGGTTATTATCAAATAAGATATCCAAATAAAAGTTTGGTAACATATAATAAAAGAGAAATCTCAGAAAGATTATTTACTGCTGGTGGAAAAATAGGTGTATTCTATAGAACTTGCAATGGTGAAGATGGTAACATATATTCAAATTATTTGTCAGTTAATGAAAATGCAAATGATGTAAATGGAAAAAATATATCTTTTAAGATAAAGAATTTGCTTGCTGGCTTTGATGGAAAAAATCAGGAAAAACTAGAAGACGCTGTTAAAAATGCTCCATTATGTCTAAGAACTGGAAATAGGGCTGTAACCATAAACGATTATGATTTAATTCTAAAAAACAATAACTCTATATTAAATTGTAAATCATACTCTCCAGAAAATGAACCAGATGATTTTAAAGATTTTTATGGTAGAAGAATATCTCCACATGAAGTTTTCTCTTTTGTTCTATTAAATAAAGGATTTAATTCTATACCTACAGACAAGCTTAATTATTATCCTTGGATAGAACTTAACAGAGATTGTATTTTTAACGAAAGATATATGTTTGGAGAATCTTCCTTTAATGAAAGGTTAGATACAAAAGAAGAATATAAAGATTGCTATATATTAGACAGTAAAGGAAAAATAGAAGAACATAAACCAAATGCAATTGTATTTAAAGCAAATTCAAAACTAAGAAGCAGGGTCAGAGCAGAAAAAGAAAAATATATAGATGACAAAGAAACATCAGATTTAAAAATAAAAATAAAATTACAGGATTTTGCTACTGACGAGGTTTTTATAGATACAATTTATAACGCTTTTGGAACAAAAGAAAGCATAACAATAGCAGATCCAAAATTAAAAGATGATAAAGTGCCAGCAACTTATACATCTAATGATGTTCCATATCTTTATAATTGTGCTGGTTATAAACATATAAAATTTGTTATAGATGATATATATGAAATAGAAGTAGATTTGCAAAAAGAGTTAGAAGTTTTCAAAAACACAATAAGCTCAATAAAATCAGAATATTTTAATTCAATCTTTTCCCAGGATGATTGTAAGGAAATATTAAATAATTATAATAAGCCAGAAAAAGGCTATTATTTAAGATTTGATAATGAAGCAGAGACTTTTGATGAAGCTTCTTGGATAAACAATGTTATAGGAAGAGCACTAATTTCAGAAACTAAATTTACAAAAGAAGATTTTAATAAAACAAAAACTGCTTTTGAAAGTGAAGACTTTGCTAAATACAGAAAAGGTATAAAACAATTAATTGCAGAAGAACTAGAAGAAACAATTCATTTTGCAGATAAAATAGAAGATATACCATCACTTCCAAAACAAGGAAACGATGAACGTTCAAATACTATCAAAAACTGGGATTGTATACGTGAATATGTAAAAAAAGCAGTTAATGTTGATAGTATTAGTATAAATGATTTATTAGGTAAACTATTAGAAAGCTCAAATGATAACAAGATTACAGTTAATGTTGGTGGTAATGAAATTACTATAAAAGCAGCTGACAATAAAACGATGAAATTAAGTGTAGAAACATATGTAGAATCAGAGGAAACATCAAAAATAGATGATAATACAAAAGTAAACACAAAAATACAATTAAAAATCTTAAACATCGAAGATTATAATAATTTAAATGATATACCTGAATCTGGACAATTTGATTTTGTTCCATTAGCTTATGTAGAAAAAATAGAAGAAACACAAACACAAACAACAACAGGTGAGCCACCAGATACTACAACTACAACTACAACTGAGCTTAAATTTATAGATGGTTATATAACAAATACAGATCCAAATTCAAACAATAATGAAAAAATTTACAACGCTTCTTTCTCTAATGAAAACTCTAGTTTTATTGATTTTAATCTACAATTAAAAGATCTAAAACCAATAATAACAACATCTTATGAGAGTAATGGAGAAGATATACTTCCAGAAGATAAAGCAAATTTTTATTTTATAAAATTTAGCGATGGCAATAGTTATAAATATTTAGCTATTAGACTTGATAAATACAGTGCTCAAAGAGCAATAAAATGGTATGATGGTTTAAAAATAGCAAATGATTCAAGTGTTACTTATTCTTATTTTCCATATATTGGAAGAGGAAAGATAGAAAAAGACTTAGATGGTATAACCGATATAACTGCGTTTACAGATAGTCAAGAATTTGCCAATGTATTAAATTCAGAATATCATGGTTATTTGTCTAAAGAAGTAATAGAAAATTATGATGCTATCAAAGCATATGATAATAGCTCAAAGAAACAAGTGGAGTTAAATCCTGGACTTATTTCTTGTATAATAAATTATGCTTTTATGACAAAGGATGATAAGGTACTTTTAAAAGTGGAGCAAAAAGGAAGTAATTGGTCAGTGGGAGTCTTTGATAATGATGATCAGAGTTATTTTAATGAACAAGATATAATTAACTATATTACATTTTATGATAAAAGTGATGATGCTAATGATATAAGTGTCACTGATTGCCCAGAGATTTTAAGGACAAGAATTGTAAAAAAAGCAAATTATCAGTCTAATAGAACGGTAAGAGCAGAAAATGAATCAAATCTTTATGAAGAAGGCTATGAATATGATCTTAGATTAGATTATATTAATAGTAATTTTGGTAGAAGTAATCGAGAAATAAAAATATGTAGTATAGATGAAGATCTTTTTAAAGAACAAACCGCTACACACAAAGCAATACAAACCGCTATATATAAAAAACTATATAATGAAAGTGCAACAGAAGAAACTAGTGATTTAGATAAAGTTGGTATTATTTCTTTTGTAAAAACACTATATGGTTCAGAAAATGAATATAGTATAACAATAGAAGATATAAAAAACAATTACATTACAGAAGGTATGGTAAATGTAAACGTTCTTGGTAATCCTGAAACAACGGAAGAAAAAGATATAGAAGCTGTTTTAAGCATCAATTCTGGTAGGCATGGTAAGAACAGTTCTTTATATTTTATATCTACAACTGATACTGACTTTATAGGAGATATTGGTTTAAAATATGGATATGTATATGATAACACCAAAGATGGTAATATTAATAAAAGATCTATAAAAGCATATGGTTATAAGAGTATAGAACTTTTCTTGGGACAAGAAGACAGTACACAACAGGAAAGAATGGCTATCAACGATAACTTAAATAATAAAGAAGGTGTTAATAGCTTAAAGGGTGATTCATATATTAACATTGGAGATATAATCTGTGTTGATAACGATATAAATTATAGTAGTTTTGATAATATATTCTTATCATATAAGCTAAATGAAGGTACAGAATTAGACTTAGATAAGCAAGATAATTTTTACTATTCAAGCAATAGAGATAGTAATGAAGAAGCAAAGCCAAGAATATCTGGTATATATGGTCAGGCAGTCGAAGAAATAGGCAATGATTATTATATAAATAATACAAAGAGTGATTTCTGTGTTAAGATTACAAGAGAAAAAACAAATACAAATAATTTCTATAATATAGAAGAAAACGATGAAGAGTTTCCTATTATAAGAAATAAAAATGTATCTATAACAACTGCTGCAATAAATGGATTAGATGTAGATCCTATTGATTTAGTATTTAGTATAGATGATAATGATGACATAACAATTAAAAAAGAAGTTATAAGTTCAAGTTTTAAGAATGCCGAAACTCTAGCAAATCAAATAAAAAATGCAATAAAAGAAGGAGTTTCATCTCTTGAAAAAGAATTAGATAATATAGTATCAATAGATACTAAATATCCAACAAAAATAAAACTATCAGGACTTTCAAAAGGAAATGGTAGTATAACATTTAAATATCCAAAAGGAGAAGAAGATGAAAAAAAAGTAAAAGCTTTTTATAAAAAGTTTTTAGGAACAAGTTCAAGCAATGAGCAACTATATAAACTTTATCCAAAAGGTGCTCAGGGATTAGATAATAATCTAGTTAATGTAGATAATAATCTAGTTAATGTAGTTAATGATAATGAAAATGACAACAAAGAGTTTTATTATTATCCAAAAGATGATGGAGTAAATTTAAAGTTTTATTATAGAGAATTACTTGCTGATGGAACTTCAAAACCTGGAGATTATTATATAGTAGCAGAGGCACAAGGAACTAGTGGATTTTCAAGTGGAAAGCAAGCTTATAAGTTTAAAATAAAAAAGACAGAATATGCTAATTTTCCAGACAAAGAATTTTATGTTCATTTTATAAATGATAGAACATATGAAAAAGACAGAAATACAGAAGAAGATAAAATAATAGATTATATGAGAAGGTATCAAATAGTTGGAACAGAATTACATCTGTTAAAGCCATATTTTAAAACCTTTGATATAATTGGAAAAGTAAATTATAGTGCCAACTATGACGTATCATTAATAAGAAAAAATATAGAGAATGCATTAAGAAACAAGTATGATATAAAAAGTATAGAAGATATAGAAATTGGCAATAAAGTTTATAGGTCTGATATATTTAAAACTGTTATAGGCATAGAAGGTGTTGAAAGTTTTGAATTGGAATACTTTGGCTATGATTATGAAAACCAAGAAGAATATCCAGATCAAAAATACTATCTAAAGTCAGATAATAAAGAAGAACCAGAATTCTATATTTGTTCTGTATTGGCAGATTCTAATGATTATCATGGTATAGTGCTTGAATATATAAAAGTAAATAATGGTTCTTTATAAAAGTTAATCTATGAGGAAAAAATGAAGTTTATAGATCCATCTTTTACTAATTTATATACTGCTTTAATAGATAATAAAAAACTTGAAAATATCTTTATAAAAAATCATATCCTATATACATTAGAAGATTATTATAATGCATATGGATATGATGATACGAAAGTAAATCAAGCAAAAAATTCCATAAAAAAAGAAAATGAAAGAATATATAAAAATTTAACAAATGTATTATTAGATAACATAGAAACTATAAAACAAAGTTCTATTCAAGATTTGGTTATATCTGGATTTTTAAAAAATGATATAGAACTTTGTTTTGATTATTTTGATGATATGATCTATAACAATGTTGTTTTACAAGAAATTTTCTATACTGTTAAATATTGTTATACAAGTTGTTTTTTTCAAAATAATTATGAAAATTTTTTGCCTCAAGCAGATTTTAGAGAAATAGAAAAAAATCCAGCATTAAATGCTTTCATAGAAAGTATTATGATAGAGTTTGATAAACTGGATAATATAATTTATGAATCAAAAAAATTTAACAGTTATAATGACATACCTTATGAATACATTAATTATATAACACAATTAGTTGGTCTTGAGCAAAAAAATTTTATGATACTTGAAGACCAAAAGCAACAATATATAACGTTAGCTGAAAATATACTTGAATTATATTCTATTAAAGGAAGCTATAGTAGTTTTGAATTAATTTTTAATTTACTTGGATATAACATTAATCTAAAGGAATATTATTTTGATAGAAGATTATATTATTCTATTTCTAAAATAAACTCAGAAACAAAAACTATAGACAATAACGATATTAAATTCTATTTAACAACGATAGATCCAAGAAAAAACCTCTTGACAGATATTTCAATAAATGAAATAGTTACAGATAAAGATATATCAGCAAAAGAAAATATAAAAAACTTTAACGAGCTTGTAGAAAAATATGGAGTCGAATATGTTTTAGGTTATAGAACAATAATGGATAATGGAGAAAAATATACAGGCCCAATTTATAAGTATTTCTTTACAAATTATATAGATATAGAAGCATCATTTAAGTTTAGTGATAGAAATCCATCTTTAGACAATTTATACCAACTAAAAACAATAGTAGACTTTTTTATTCCAAAGTTTAAGCAAAGAAATGTCTCTACAACAGTTAGTATAAATACAGTTGATGACTTAATAGATAGTTTGATTCATTTTGAAAATGAAGATGGTAGATTTGATTATGATTTTATAATGCTGGACAGTGAGGAATTTTCAGACACTCAAAAAGACTTATATATAACAAAAAATGAACCTATAAATGTCATAACAAATAATGGATTGTATAGAAAATTAGGCAAAGAAGGTGAAGAAGCAAAAAAAATAACATACTACAATTCAGTTCATACTAATAAATATCCTAAATATAATGAGGTTTTAGGAAAAGAAAAATTAGATGAAGTTATAAGCGAATATCAGGGAAACTTAAACAAAGTTGGAAAAAAAGCAGAGGTAAATAAAGAAGCTGTAGCTTTTTATAATCCAATATCAGAAAAAATAAAAAGAATAAATTCATCTAAATATGTTGGTTCTGAAATAAGAACTGATAATGATGGTAAAACATTATATAAAATTTATAGACCATATCAACAGTACGAAAAGAAAAATGATGGTGAAGAAACATATAAGGCAAAAGAATCAGAACTTTATCTCCCAAGAGACTATAATAATGTTAGTAGTCTTGTAAAAGAAAGATGGAATAACCTAAAAAAGGTTTCATTAAATGATATTCTAGATAAAAATTCTCTAAGAAGTCAAATAAAAAATATTAAACATAAACAAGAAGTAATTGGTGTTAGAAATTTAGTTGATGTAGCATATGATAATAATGAAGAAGACGAAAACCTATTAAACCTAGAAAAAATTTCTAATTTTTCTTGGATAGAAATAAAAACTATTGATATTGATAAAGATGAAATTGACAAATTTGCTAAAATGCATAATGTAATAAATTATGATTATATAAAAAATAAAATGGTAGAAATAGAAGGAACTGGTATAGGGCTTAATAGTACTAAAAATAATTTTGTAATAGTAGGAGGTTCAGAAGAAAGTAATAAAATATTACAGACACTATATTCTCCATATTGTTATATAATTTTAAAAAATACTCAAAAATATACAGTGTATAAATATACTTTTGTTCAATACAAGATTACTAAAAATAATTTTGAAACACCTGAAGGAATCACTTCTGGAGATATTAATATAAATAGTGATACTTGGGATTCTTTTTTAAACAAGAAAGAAAATGATAGGCGCTATTATATAACAATAAACGAAAAAGTATATAAAATCACGCCTAATTTATTTATAGAATTAAGAAACATTGATAACAATAAACCTTCAATAACAAGATTAAAAGATATAAACAAACAAAAAATAAGAATGTTTGTTGACAGTAGTGGAGCAGAAAATGAAGCACAAATAAATAATATATCTTCAAAAGGAATAGGAAATTTTTATTATGATAAAGAAGGTGGTGGATGCATAAAACAATATATTTATCCTTCTGTTAAAGGTAATTTGTATTTTTGTGAAGGTAAACTATATAAAGCAATAAACAATACTGTATATAAAACTAATAGTAGTTTTTTAGGTATAAAAAAGATAGATGAATTTCCAGGAAGATTAAAAAAAGAAGATGATAAATATTATATATATGAGTATAATGATTGTTATAAATGGTATTTGGAAGAAGATGATAATGACAACTTTATATTAATAAATTCCAAAAGAGAAAATATAAGCGTAAAATATGATGACAAAGAACTAGATGGCAAAAAGCCAATAGAAAAATTAGATTATAATTCCTCTAATGATTCCTCTGATGAATTTATTTCTAATTATATGATAAATGATATTGTAGGTAATTATTTCATATAAAAAGTTAATTTTTATATGAGCGAAATAATACTAAACGAACAAGACTCTAGTTCAAAATTAGTAGAATTAGATAAAGAAACAATATTAGATATAATAAAAGATTCTCTGGAAAAAGGATATACTATTAACGGTCTTTTGAAATATATATATAATAATTTTAACGATATTAATATTAATATTAATATTGAAAATAAAGAAAAATATAGAAATTGCTTAATCGACATACGCAATAAATTAGAATTATCAGAATTAAAAAAAGTATATATTGTAGAATGTGATTCTTCAGATAAAGCTCAGGAAGAATTAGAACGAATAAAAGCTCATTATTTAGGTTTAAAATATGAAAATAGTGTAATAGAATTTTACAGAGTAAAAGATCTCACAACAATAGAAGGTTGTGCTAAACTCGAAAAAGATATTGAAAATAATATTGAAGATGGTATTGTAGAATTAACTATAAACAAAAACACAACAGAAATTAATGAATATTTTTATACGAAAATAAAAAATGGAGAAGTAGTAGTAAATGATAATTTATCTTTTAAAAATTTTTGTTATCATGTTGTAAAAAATCCATTTGTACAAAATGAAATAGGTGAATATGAAACAACTACTGGAAAAATTTATGGACTTTTGACTGAATTTATAAAAGCCTTAGATGTTGAAAAAACTAAAGAAAGTATAACAAAATATTTACAAACAAAATATTATACGAAATTATTAGACAGATATAGAGAGAAAGAAATAAATGAAGAAACTAATCTGCGTAAATCAAAATTAGAAGATTTTATAACTTTTACAGCTGACAGAAAAAAAATAAGTACAAAAGACGATTTTACAACTAATAAAATAGAATTATATCCATATGAAAAATTAAATGGTAAAGGTGGAAAAATTGGAAATCCTAGGGTGTTTTATGATAATATAAAACAAACAAAATTCATAGATAAAACTTTAATAACAAATACTTTACCATTTAAACTTCATAGCATAAAGAATGATGGTGAAGTGACTTTTGAAATTAAAGGATTAAATCGTTCAAAAATACCAGAAAAAGAAGCTGTTGTAAAACCAATATTTACTAATAATACTTCAAATATTTCTTCTGATCAATTAAGAGAACTTCAAAAAGAATACTATGGAATAATTGATAAAAACAAATATTTAACAATAAATATAGGCAGTAATGATATAAATTTTAATAATAACAATGAAGCTATAGATGGTTATTTAATAATTGATAAAAGACAGCATCTTAAAGACAACAAAATAACAAAAACGTATAAAAAAAGTAATACAGGTGTTGCTTTAGACAGCAAAATTAATTCACTTTTTGATGACAGGGATTTTGTTGTATGTCATAAGTTTTTTAATGATGGTGATAATGGTAATAAGACAATAATAATATCACACTCACACACAGAAGGTGAAGCTGTAAAAAGCATAGTATTTAAAAGATGGGAAAATTTAGCAACTTTAAGAAAAGACGAATATGGATTTTATTTAAAGATTGCAAATAGAACTGTTGAAAATAATTATAAAACAAACTTTTTAAATTGGATAGAACCTTCTTCATTAAAACAAATAAAATTTGTTAGAACAAATAAGTTTACTTTTGATAAAAGTGACGATCAAGTAATTAATGAATTTTCAGAATTAGATTATAATAAAGATCAAATTTTATTTAATGTTGAAAAAGTAAAATTACCTAGCACTTATTACAACTATTATAAAATTTATTTAAAAGAGAATATTTTTGATTTAAACAAAATTATTAATGAAAAAGTATACATAACAGAATTCTTACAGTATGGAAACTTTACTACAAACTATAGATTATCAATTCCTGATGATCCAGACCTTAGAGAAATATTAAGATATAATAAAATTACCACTTCATTTCATGACAAAGTATTTGAAATGTCGGCAGATAGTTTCGATGTGGAATATAATGAAAAGAGCTTAAATTTTGTAGGCGATGGTTCTGCTTTCTATGTTGGAACTGTAAATGGTAATACTTGTACATTATATACTACAAATCAAGAATCAACAAATCAATTCTGTAGAATTATTTGTAATGCTTCTATAGAAATAGAACCAAATAATTTAGATCCATTACAAGGAATGACAAGGGGATAATAAGTTAATTTATGAGGAAAAAATGAAATACGTTAACCCAAGACTTTTTAGAGATGGTTTGTTAGATATAAATTATTCAACTGTTGGATGGATACTGCTTGGAAATCCAGTAGTAAAAGATAGTAATAATAATTGGACTGACTATTATAAAAACAATGATGATGATCCAAAAAATACAAGATTAAAAGTTGTTCTAGACTCAGAACTTAAGTCTGAAGATGATATGACTAGTGAGAATACAACTGAAGTTGCAAAGTATTTTTTTTATGATGTAAATATTTTAGGTATTAGTTGCGCTTTAAAAAAAATAACAGCAGAAAATAATAACCATAAAAGTTTTGCTTCTATAAAACATTCTATAAATCAAATCAAAGACGGAAGTGCTACAAAAACTTATTTTAAAAATGAAATTAATATAGATATTCCTTTTAATGGTAATGAAGAGGAAGCTACAAAGATTTTACCCTTTTATAAATATACAGAATATATAGAAAACGATGAACATCTATTTCATTGGGAAGAAATACCGAATGAAAATTATCCTAATAATTTTGGATTTGATTTAAAAGAACCAGGTGGCTTTTTAGCACTAGTCAAATATAAAGAAAATATCAATCTTTCTGAAGAAGATATGACATTGAATGGTAAAACATATAAAGGGTATAAACCAAAAACAATTATGAATTATAGGTTTGGAGAAGAAGGAGAAGAAAAAAAAGCTTTATCAGATATTTATACATTTAATGATAATAGTATAAGTTTTGATGATAATTTAATTTACACTAATAATAAAAAATTATCAAGGAGATTTTATGATTATTTCATAGATGATATATTAGCTTATTATACAGTACAAAATACAGATATATCTTGCATAAATAAGGCAAGTTATAAAGGTTTTGCAACAGGTAAATTAGTAATTCCAGTTACTGGAGAAGCATCTTAATTGAGAGGAGTATATGTTAAAAGATTTTTTAAAATTAAATAATAAAAAAACTAAGGATAAAATTCTTAGTTTAGTTGATGGGTATGTTGATATAAAAGCATATAAACATTTTGATGATGGTTCTAAAAAACTAGTATATCATGATACAGGTGATAATGCCGTAACTACTTGGATGAGACAAATAATTTTACAGCTTTTAACTGGTTATTGCTTTGGTGATGGTCATATGTTAACTGTTACGGAGAATAACAGTAATGATGTAAGTTCAGTAACTAAACCAAATCCAGCAGCACATAGTTCTTCATTTAACCTAGATGGTTATTGCTTAAATGGTGAACAGTTTTTTTACGGTTGGCCACAACAACAACAACAAGGAAATAATAACACTTTGAGTCTTTATCCTATAGACATAGACAAAAATTATATGCAGAATGACGGTAATAACAACATTTATGCTTTATTTCCAACAAAAGTTTTATTAGGAACAGGAAGAGAATTTTCTAATTGGAATGAAATTTCATCTTTTAAAGAAGATAACTCTTCTTTTTATAATAAAATGTTAAATGAATATGGTGATGGTAGTGAACAACAAGCGATAAAACAGTTAAGTGGTGAAAACGGCACTGTCGGTATAATAGATGATCCAATAAATGTTTATTCTGGAACTTTGAATTCTGAAAATAAATTAATAAAGACTATAACAGTAAATGACCCTAATGAAGAATCAGATGTTTATTCTATTGCCGAATTGAGTTCTAGAAAAGGAGTTATAGGAGCAATAAAAACAATATATACAGGTAAAGACCAGACATTATTAGAGACAACTATTTCTGAAAATGGTAGAATGTTAGAACCAGATATAAGAGGATATGGAAGACCATGCTTTATTTATTTTAATAGAGTAACTCAGGATAAATTAAATTCAAAAATAGGAGGATGGTGCAATGTTACTAATGATATTACCCTTAGAAAATCTAATGAAAATGGAGAATATTTTAATCAAATAACTTTTAGAATTGTAATGCCTTCACAAAGTTCAGGTAGTAGTTCTATTGGAAAATATTATCCTTTTAATGGCTATACTTTTAAACAAATAGGATTATTTAATGATGCTTGGTTTAATACAGATGAAAAAGGAAGTACTGATGAAACTACTATGCCTTGTGGAACTATGTTGGCTATTAAAAATATACAGAAATTTTCAAAGACAGCAGATGAAAGTGTTGAATTTACTTGGACATTAACAATATAAGTGAGGAAATAAAATGAAAGAATTTTATGGTGATTCAGTTTTATATAAAGAATTAAATAATACAGAAGATAAAATAGAATTTTTTGATACAGAAGATACACTTTCCGCTAGAACTCTTAACAGACCTATAAGAGAATTAAAAGAAGAATTAGATAGAGTTAAATTAGAACTTGCAAATTTAGATAAAAAAATATATGGAAGAGTACAACCAGAAAGCAGTCATTATGCCTCTATAGCATCTGGAATTTTTGAAGAGTTTACAGATGAAAATATTGGATCTGGTAGTTTAAGAAGTGGCAAAACATATTTAAGAATACCTACTGGTGTTATAAATTGTTATTATAAAAATCCTAATAATGATCCTAATAATGATCCTAATGCTTTATGGGGTTGGGGAGGACATGTTGGATTTCAAAGGGTTCAAAATTATCCAAAGTTTGAGTTGTTTGAGAGAGAGTTAGCGGACTGTTATAATATAGATTTACACACTTCATTTAATGATATAAAAGTTGGATACGATATAAAAAATTCAAAAATATGTTATAACATTAAAGTAAAAACAGCTAAAGAGTTTATTGATGATAGTAGCAGTAATGAAGGAACTATTAATTGTATAGAGGATGAAACAACATATGGTGAAAACAACGACATAAATAATGTTTTCGATGCTGTTTCTGTTATGAACAATCATTATGATAACTATTTATCAAAAAATACAGATGATTTTTCACTAGAAGAAACTATAGATCTAGAAGGCGTTAATACGACTGCTCCTTATTATATATATATAACACCAAAAAGTGGAGCACCAAGATTTTTTGATGACAATGATGTAGTAATAAATTATGACACTGCTGTAAGTTCAATCAATGATGGTCATGGAGTTTTTAGATATAGTAAAAATAAAAAATTTTTTATTTATCAAATTATAAATGATAATAATTTTAATATTAAAAAAGTAGAAGCAATATGTTTATATGAAAATAAACAGCAAGAATATGAAACTGAAACTGTTGAATACAAATTAAAAATAAATCCTAAAATAGATGTAGAAAAAGAAGAGCTTGATAATATAGAAGTTTTAAATGCTGCTATAGGAACTGCTTGGTGCAACTCTTTATCTTCTTTAAAAATAAATACTAACAATTTGTATTTTAATAAAGGTGAAGATAAAAGCTTTGCTCCAGATTCAGTACCAGCAAAAACAATAAATGGTGAATTTTATGTAGAAAACTTAAATGGTAAAATAAGATTTCTTAAATTAAAAGAAGGTACTACATACACAGATGCTTCTTTGGCAGAAATTTTGGCAACTTTTGCTAATGATTCTAATCCTTAAAGTTAAAAAATAAGAGGAATTAGAAATGAATTTAGATAATTTAATTATAGAAGCAAACCTTTCTTATTTAAACAATTTACTCTCTAAAGCTAAAGAAGAAAATAAAAAAGGATTTGATTTGTTTAAATATGAAAATAAAAGACAAGAAGATCTTGAAAAAAGAATTGAATATTATAGAGAAAAAGGCAATTTAGAAAAAGCAAAAGAATTAGAAAAAAAGTTAAAAAAGTCTGATATTAGCAAATATGATCGAAATAATATATTAGTAAAAAACCTTAAAAAAGATATTGCATATTATAAAAAATTAGGTAATTTAGAAAAAGTAAAAGAACTAGAAGAACAATTAAAAAAATATCATTTTGAAGATGCTATAAAAAACGATCATGATGTAAGAGATGTTGCAAAAATAAAAAACGTTAATATATTAAAAGGTAAAATTTGCTTTTTAATGATGGATTATGTCAATCTTGTTTCTGGTGTTGGCTTAAATGGAGATTTTTCTACCGAAAATGCTATAAAAATAGTTAAAACAAAAAAAGATGAAGACGGAAAAACTGGCTTTAAAGTTGTAGGGGCACCTAGTATGGCAGAGATAACAAAACGTTACAATATGCTAAAAAAGGCAGTTGAACAGCTAAAAAGATACGAATATGGTTATGAATATAGTTATCCATATGGTAGTAGCGGCCATATAGCAGGAGCACCTAAAAAGTATTTTGATGATAAGCAAGATAGATATGTAGCTTTATCAAAAGCTTTGGAAAACGTAAAGCCAGAAGATATAGGTTTTGAATTAGAAGATTATTCTACACCTATAGCTACAGATGCTAATTTTGTAAAAACAGGTAAATATACAGGAAAAGTAAATGAAAATGGTGCATTAGAAAAATATGCTGAAATAAAACCATTAAAAATAAGAAATGGAAAAATAGTTACTAGAATAGATCAAACAAAAGTAGCAAGAAGAATTGGTGATAAAAACGCTTTGGGAAAAGCAAGGTTTAACGCTTTTGTATGGGAAGAGTTAGAGCCATTTATTCATGAATTCCAGAAATATAGAAAAGATTATAAAACTGTTAATTTGGACACTATGGATACAGATTTTGTAGCAAAAGACGTACCAACAAATTTAGCTGCTAGACAGGCAAAGCTCTCAGAGTATGCAAATAATAAAGGAAAATTTTCAGATTTCAAAAAAGCAAGAAAATTAGAGCAAAAAATTGGAGCTACTTCTTCTGCTGAAAATAAAGCGGATGACGAAGGAAAAATAGATCATACAAAATTTTCTGCTGCAAAATATGCTAGTAATTTGGCTCTTAGGCAAACATATGGTCAATCAGCAACAGATGGTAAGACTTCTAAAACAGGAAATCAAGGCTGGCTTGAAGTACATCATATAGAAAAAATTAATATTACAAAAGTAAGAAAAATGATTAATGAATGGATTAGTAAAGGTGTAGAACCAAATGGTCAGATTAAATTCTTTGGAGCTATGCCAGGTTCTGGTGGCTCTACAGGTGCTGGAACTCTTATATTCATGAAAACAGATAGTCCAGCAAAAGATCAATTTAAGTATGATGGACTTTATGGTTTTAAAGCAGGTAAAAGCTTTATGAATGGAGATCTTACATTGGCTCAAGAAAAGTACGTAGAAAATCATGCTGGTAGAAAAGCAGATGATTGGAAGAAAGGCGTTGTAGAAGCATTAAAGAAATATGATACAGATGGCAATGCTACTGTATATACAGAAGAAGCAACAACATACTTTAATTATTAATAAATATATAGGCTCTATTTTTTAGAGCCTATATTAGATAAGAGGATAATATTATATGAAATTATATGATGCTTATAGAATAGTAGGAGAGGAAACAAAACTTACAGATGGAAAAACTGGTTTGATAGTTTTTGATATTGATGATACGCTGCTTCATGCTGATTCTTCTGTTATGGGAATTGTTATACAACATTTTACAGAAACAGGAAAATGGGAAAAAGTAGATAGAGAAGATACTGCACAATTTGCTAAATCAAAGTACAAGGATGAAAAAGGAAATCCAAAACAAGGCTATAGATTTGATTTTTCAGAATTTAGAGATCCAGAAAAAATAAAGCAATCATTTTTTAAAACAGAAAAAGATGGAAAATTAATAAGTAAGGGAGCAGAACCATTGATAGCACAACTTAGAATGATGGATTCTAATCTTAGAGCTGGTTATGATGTAGCTTTTCTTACAGCCAGAGGTGCTGAAAAATCTGTATTTGAGAATCTTATGAAATGGTTAAAGTATAGAAATGTAAAAGGTGAATTTGTAGATCTTAGAAAAGAAAAAGTAAACCTAAAAGATTCAAGAGCAGTAAATGATGAAAAGTATGCTAATGAATATGCAGGTGTTCCAGACGGAGAAAAAAAGGCTTCTTTCTTAAGAGATAAATGTTCTAAATATAATATTGTTAAATTTGTAGATGATGATCATAAAAATTTAGCAGCCATGAGAGCATTAAAGATTCCAAATTTGAAGGTAATAGAAGCTCAAGGAATAGAACATAATAAAAGAATTCTTAATAAAGAAAACTATAAAAAATAAAATTAAAATTTTTCACAACTTGTAAGTTAAATAATATAAAAAGTATCCTAAAAATTATTTTTTAGGATACTTTATAAGCTAATAAAAAGAATATAAACGGAGGTTTTATTAATGGACCAAAATGCTAAACTTAATTTGCTAGATGAGGAACTTGATGAAGCTTCACAGAAATACATCCAGGAATCTCTTGAGGCTTGGAAGGAGTCTGTGACTAATCAGCTCGTTGAGCAAATGGAGCAGGAAAAACAGGCAAAACTCGAAGAACTTGAGGAAGAGAATATTGCTTATAGAGAGCAGCTCAAGGAAGAGTTCACAGAGAAAATGCTAGATGGTCTCAATGAACTTAAAGAAAGTATCCGTGCAGAAGTTACAGCTGAGGTTATTAAGAACAATCCTGAGCTTAAAATTTTCGAGCAGGTAAAGGAAATTGTTGCTCCTCTTGTTTCTGAAAATTATCGTGACAATGCTTATGAAGATACAATTACAAAGCTTTCTGAAGAAGTTGAATCATTGAGAAGAGAACAGGAACTTCAAGAAGGAGCAAAGACATTAGCATCTTTGTTAGCTCCTTATAATGAGAAGACACAGAAATTAATTTTCTCTCTTATTAAAGAGGGAAGTCCTGATGAAGTAACGGAGCAATTCTATAATATTTATGAATCACTCGCAAGTGTTTTTGAAGAAGGCGAAACTTCAGAAGACTCTAGTGAGGATGAAACTTCAGAAGATTCTAGCGAAGATGAAAGTTCTGAGGACTCTAGTGAGGATGAAACTTCAGAAGATTCTAGCGAGGATACAGAAGACACAACTAACGAAGAGAATGAAGAAGATTCTTTTATTACAGAAGGTATTTCGGGTTTAGATCAGCCAAAAGCTGAAAATAAATATAATTTAAAAAACATTCTTAAATCATACGCAAACATTTAATCGGAGGTATTTGATAAATGATCGAGAATAAACTTTTTGAAAAGGCAGAGTACGAAAAGCAGCTTGCCGAAAGATGGAACTGGATTGCGGAGGATATCTCTGATGATGATACTCGTCTCAATACAATGCTAGTTCTTGAGAACTCTTATAAGAAGATGGTTTCTGATGGTGCTGTTCCTGCACATTGGCTAGAGGACGTTCTTCTTAGTGAAGACGAGACTCTTACAGAAGCTCCACAACTTTCAACAGCAGTTGGTGATTATGTAATTCCTAAGGTAATGTTCCCAATTATTAGACGTGTTATGCCTGAACTTATTGCTAACAAACTTGTTTCAGTTCAGCCACTTCAGCAGCCAACTGGTGTAATTTACTATATTACTTACAGATATTCAAATGACAAAGCAGATGTAAAGGCTGGTGATGAGTTCTCTGGAAACCCATATCAGACAGATCCAGCATATTCTGTATTCTACTCTTCTGAGAAGCTTGGACCTTTCAAGATTGATGCTGTAACAGCAACTAATCCTTCTGTCACTAATGCTACTGAATCAGAAAAAGTACGTAAGTGTTTGAACTTCCTTGGCGATGACAAAGCTGTCTCAAAGACATACAAGAGAATTGAGATTATTAATAACCAGAACCACAGAGGACTTCTTGCAAAGTATGTTGAAGCTAATGCAGGTACTTTGACATTTAAGTCAGATGATGGTATTTCAGAAATTGCTGAAGTAAATCTTACCAATGGTACTATCACTCTTAAAAATGCAGCCAAAAGTATTTTAGGACATGTAGATAAAGTTGAGACAGAAGGTTCTGAAGTAGCTGGTACAGATTATACTGTATTTATTGTATATAACCAGGAAGGAACAAGTCATATTCCAGAGATGGAATTTGATATTGACCACATGGATGTGCAGACAACATCTAGAAAGCTTAAGGTTCGCTGGACTAAGGAAGCTGAGCAGGATATGAATGCATATCACAAGATCGATGTTGAGCAGGAGCTTGTAAAGGTTGCAGCTGTTCAGACTAACTATGAGATTGATCGCCAGATTATGACTGCAATTGATGATCTTATTATTTCACAGCTTACTGGTTCTTATGACTGGGCAGATGATGAGTTGAACGGAACTACAGGTAACTACCTTGATAGACATCGTGCTCTTGCTCAGAGAATGTATCAGTACTGCACAAAGGTAGCACAGTATAACAGACTTGCTCCAGCTGACTGGGCAGTTTGTTCTCCACAGGTTGCTGCTGCTCTTCAGATGCTCCCTGATTGGAAGTCTGGTGAGATTTCACACAACAAGTCAACATTCTATAATGCTGGTTCACTTGGAAATGGAACTGTAGCAGTTTACTGCGATCCTAACCGCATGAATAATGACATTACTCTTGGTTTCAAGGCTAAGGATTCAACATATGGTGCTGGTATTGTTTACTCTCCATATGCTAACTGGATGTCTGCTACTATTGTTAATCCAGATAACTTCAACAACGTAAGAGGTACATTCTCTCGCTATGGAATTACAGCTACACCAAGGGCTGAATTTAATTACGCTAGAGTTTCTCTCTTGAACTTTGCTATCTAAGCTTAGGGTTGGAATAGAATAAATGGAAAAGGGCAGGTCATTGACCTGCCCTTATTTTTACTGAAAATTAATATAATCTTCAACTAATTGGAGCGTATAAGTTCCTGCTGTATTAACATATGCTTTTTAAGCAAGCAACCATGTATATCAAATTTTTTATCGTTTTTTTATTAAAAATAATTTCCTTCAAAAAAGGATTAGATAGTATGTCTTCATTATCATCAAGTGTTATTTCTATAGTCAATTTAAGTTATTTACCTCTTCTTCTGTAGGAATTCTCATAACTGTATCTACTTTTATAATCCAATCTTTTGATTTCTTTTTTAAAATTCCAACGGCAGAAATATTATCTCCTTTTCTTAAATAATCATCTATATTTTTAATACCTTCTGCTTTTATTACTATCAAAGGAAATTCTTCATTATTAGGACCTCTTAATACAAAACCATATTCTTCGTTTTCTAATTTTATTAAATCTGTTGTTATAATGCCATTAAAAGTAATACAATTTGGAATTTTACTCATTTTTTATACCTTTACTAAATTGCTATTCCAGTAGATCCAAAACCATCAGTTCCTCTACTTGTTTTGTCAAATTCATCAGAAAGTCCTAAATAAGAAACAAATTCAATTTTTGGAATACACTGAGGGACAAGCTGAGCAATCTTTTTACCTGGTTCTATTTTTATCGGTTCACTTGTATTATTAACTAATACAACCCCAATTTCACCTATATAATCCTGATCTACCACTCCACCAATTGGTTGTAATCCTAGTTTTGCAGCATTTCCAGAAGTTCCTTCAATTTTAAATTCCAACTTCCATTTTGCTGCATCATTTGGATCTATAAATTTACCTTGAACAGCTATACCTGTAGATACTTTTACTTGCTTATTTGGATAAACTATAATTTCTTCTATAGAAAACAAATCCCAACCAGCATCTGTTTCGTGTGCTTGAATTGGCTTCTTTGCTTTTTCATTAAGAGATTTAAAAAAAAGTTTTATCATTAAAATTACTCCTATAATATATTTTATTATACAACATAAAAAAAAGTTGTCAATTAAAGTTAATAATATAATTGGAGAATATAATGGCTAAAGAAGATGAAAAAAGTAGAGTACTCTCTGGAGAAGATTTAAAGCGAGCTGCTGAGGAAGCTAATAACTTGGCAAAAGATCCAGAGAAGAACAAAGACAGGATTATAGAATTAGAAAAACAGATAATTGCTTCAACCAATGATAAAAAAATAAAAAAAATCGCACAAAAAGTAATAGATAAATTAAATCCTAAAGAAGATGAAAAATCTTCTAATGATTCTGTAAAAGAAAGTCTAAAATTATTTATGTCTAGAATTATTTCAGAAGAAGATGAAGATATTCAAAGTCTAACACAGGATGTTGTAGATGCTCTTAATAACGCTAATTTTGGAGACGATGACAAATCAATCTTAGGCATAAAAGGCGATGATTTGATACAAGTTCTAAAAGTAATAGACAGTATAAGCGAAAATATAAAAAGCTTAAATAGTTCTACTGTTAGTACTGTTGTTAATATATATAAAGCAATAGATAGTAAAGGAGATAGCAAAAAAGGAATTTTATCAATAGCAGAAGTATCTTCTGGTTTGAATCAAGCTTTGAAATCACATAATATTCCTGACAAAGATTTAGCTCTTATTTCTTGTTTAATATCTTTGAAAACAAGTTATGCAAATGTATTTAACAAAGACTCAACTATACCAAAAGCAATAGATTCAAGTACGGCTGAAATGGCTAATAATAACGACAAAAAGTTATTTCAAAAATTTTATATACATCAAAATGAAAAAGACAGTGCCAAAGGTTGGGTACTTAAAAAGGGTTGGGAGGAAGTAGATGCTGTTTTCCAAAACTTTAATGGTTATTCTTTTGATGATAAATTTGCCAAATGCTTTAAAACTTTTGAACAAGGTTTGAGAACTATAAAGGATTTAAAAGAAGGTAAACTTCCCGAAGGTGCTAAAAACATGAGAGAAGCCACACCTAAAGAAAATGAAAATGAAAAAATAAAAAATGATGCAGAAGAAACTTTAGAAAAGACCAATGAAAACTTAAGAGATTTGCAATCAGACACAGAAAAATTAAATGAAATAAAAGCACAGGCAGAAAAAGAAAATGATCCAATAACAAATCAAATAATACAGAAAAGAAAATTCTATATTTTTGATATTGATAAACTGAAGGCAGATACTGTAAGTAAGCCAGAAGAAGTAGAAGATTTCTTGGATAATCTAAAAGATGCTGCCAATAAACTTATAAACGATATAGTTTCTAAATTGGAATCTTATGCTCCTAAAGCAGAGCACAGCAAAGATGATTTAAAGATAGAAGAAAGTATATCTAAAAGAATAATTACCAAATATGGCTTTGTCATAAAAGAAGATTATGAAAAGAGTTATCAAAAAGACAGTGGAAAAATAAACAAATATATTGAAGGCAGTAAAGCCAATATAGACAAATTAATTGACAGTTATAGAAACAGTTTGGTAAAAATCGCCAATGCTATGACAGCAGAAAACAATTATAAAAAAATGGTAGCACTTCAGCTTAAGTTTGACAATGCTGTTACAGATTTAGGTTATAAATTAACAAAAGAAGTTCAGAAAGCAACAGAAAAATCTCACGAAAAACTTAAATATATGAAGCTTGATAAAGAAATAGATGATGCTAAAAAATATAAATCTTCTGAACAGAGAGGTCAAGAAGCATTAGATATAGCTAATATAAAAAAAATAATCAACGGTGCTTTTACAAAAGACCATCAAAATTTAGCAAAAATAATGTTGATCAATTTACTTACAAAATTTAATGATAGTAAAGATATAGTAGATAGATTAAATGCTAAAAAATTTGATAACAGCTTTTTTACTGATGGTATTATTTATGCTGGAAGTTCTGGCTCTATTTATGCTATAGACCCTGACAAAATTACTGAGAAAGAAGCAAAAGGTTGTAAATACTATATTTTTGATCAAACAAGAGCTAGAATTTATAAAAATCCAAAAGATTTGTTAAACTCTGTTGGAATCAATGTCAATTCTCTAACTGTTGATGTTATGAAAGAAGTTAAAAAATCTTTGTTAAATGATGCCAATAATAATAAAAAAACAGCAGATGAATATATTAATTCTGCACAAAAAATGTTTAATTATGTTAAAAATATTTCTGGTTCTGCTTCTATAGTGACAGAAGGTATAGGAGATGTTTTAGGTAAAATAAGAGATAAAACTTCTGATACTGTTAATAATATCAAAGGAAAAATAAAAGACGGAATAGATAAACAAAAAGAAGACTTCCATACAACAGATGTTAAGCAGGATGATAATGCTAATGATTTTGTAGGAAATCAGCAAATTCAACAAACAGTTAAAAATGATAATAATAATATAGATAGAAATTATAATAATCTAGATGAATTATTATCTGCTAACACCAAAAAAATTGAAAAAATAGAAAATCATTTTGAACCTAAAGGAACAGGTGTAGATGATATAGTATTTAGGCAATTTTTTAAAGGTTTTGTTTTGTTTAAAACAGAACAAGCAAATTATATCGCAAGAACAGAAAACCTAAAAACATTAGAACAAATGATAGAAAACATAGGTAAACCTACAGAATCACAAAGTAAAGCAGCACAAGAAGCTACAGCTGCTGGAATGAATGATGGTTCAGAAGTTGATTGGGGGAACGGTGGTAATGGGAACACATCTGTTGTGACTTCTGATGCTGCTGATTCTACTTATGGAGATGGGTATAATAGCAAAAGATTAAAAGAAATGAAAAAAAAGCTTAATAGCACAACTTATACATACTCACCAAATTCAAAAACAAAAATAGTTAGGAGGACTTTTGATTAAAATGATAAAAGCCACTCATTTGAGTGGCTTTTTAGTTTTAGAATAAATGATATATTTGTCTAGGCTGATTAAGTCTTACAAATCCAGCAAATAAATTTTCAAAAAAATTATATTTTTCATCGCTATTCATTATTTCCAAATCGTTCAGATAATACTTACCATCTTTATATTTATAGACTATATCTGAACTGTTGCTATAAATTGTTACTTCCATTTTTTATCCTCTAAACAATACAATATTTTTTTCTATATTTCCATTTTCATCTTTCTTTTCATTACTCCAATCAGTTTCTTCTATAAAACCTTTAAAAAGCTTTTCACAGAAAGCAACCTTTGGAAGACCTACTTCTTTATCCGTTTCTTCACTAAGACCATACATAACTTCATTACTATGATAAAAGTACTTTACTGTATTATCATCTTTAATCCAACAAAAATACCTTTCATGACTACCGCCACCTTTCCAAATGTTAATCTTTATCATATTTAAGCTCCTAATAAACTAAATCCGTTTGCATCTCTTGAAATTTTTATTTTTGTATCTATTTCTTCATCCATTAAAGGATTATGACTTACAATAAAAATTTTAAGTTGTTTATCAAAACCTTTTAATAGATTTATCATGGCTTTTATTCCAAACTTATCAAGACCTTTATCCATTTCATCAAGTATCAGCAATTTATTATCATTGCTAAAGAAAACTCTGGCAACATCAAACAAGGCAAAATTAATTGCCAATTCTGCTCTTTGTCTTTGGCCTTGGCTAAAACTACTAAAACCTACTTCAAAACCATCCATAGTTATGGTATCATTAAGATTTTTATCAAAAGATATTTTTACATCTTCTTCAAAAAAGAATGGTAAGTATTGGTTAATTTTTGTATTGAAAACATCTATCATTTCACCAATAAAATATTTTTTAAATCCACCAGCCTTATTTGAAAAGCAGTCTGCTAAAAATTCATAATGTCTTATATCATAATTATAGTTATCAAGTTCATTATTTATGTTTTTTAATTCATTGTTTTTTGCTTCTATTTTGTTTTTTAAATCTTCTATATATTTTTTATCATATACAGTTGATACTTGCCCATCTATAGATGCTATAGTTTTTTCATTAGTAGATATAATCTCGTTTTGCTCTTTTATTTTTTCAGATATAGAATTTAATTCTTCTTCTGTATAATTTGTTATTTTTAATTTTTCCAATTTTCTTTTAGTTTCTAGTTCTTCATCTAAAAGTTCAGAAAATTTTAAATCATTTTTTTCTTTTAATTCTTTTTGTTCTTTGATTCTTAAAAGAGCATTATTATATTGTTCAAATATAAGCTCAGTATTTGGAATAAAATTCTTATCTAGTCCTTCTTTTAATCTATTAATTTCTTTTAATAAAGAATTATAGTTTTCACTTTCTTCTTTTAAATCTTCTTTTAATAATTCTACTTTTGAATTATACTCTTTAATAGAAGCTTCTAATTCTGTTTTGTCTTTTTCTGCTTTTATCTTCTCATCTTCTGCTTTTGTAGAAGAGAGATGTTGCCCACAAAATGGACAGGTAGCAGAATTAAGTTTAAACAAAGTATCTGTAATAGATATTATTTTTTTATTTGCTTCTTCTAGCTTTAATGTATAAGATGTAAGTTCACTTTTTATAGAATTGATTTTTTCAAAAGATAAGGAATATTTATTCTCCTTATCTTTTATATTTTCCAAATCTTCTTTGTATTTTAGTTCTTTGTTTTTATTACTTTCAAAATCCAAAGATTTATATTTTTCAACTATAATTAAATCTTCTGGATTTTCTTTTACTTCTAGGCTTCTTTTTTCACTGCTAATTTTTAGCAACTTATTTTCATATTCTTCTTTTAAAGAATTGTTAGATAATTTTGCTTTTTCTTCATCTATATTAATTATAGATAATTCTTCTATTTTTGTTTTAGCAAGTGCTATTTCTTCTTTTGCTAAATCTTTTTGTTTTTTCATTTCTAGCAATTTAGATCTAGCATTATCAGAATAACTCTTTATACTATCATCTATTGTTTTTATTTCTCTTTCTGTAGCAATTTTATTGGTTTCTATCTCTTCTTTTTTACTTGTTAAATTTTTTATAAACTCTTTTGTTTCTGTGTAGAATAAATTTATCTCTTTAAGAGAAAGTATGTTTTCAAATACAACCAGTCTATCAGAAACCTTGTTTGCCAAAAAAGCAGAATACAATTCAGAACTAAAAACAGAAGAATTAATAAAAGCAATATATGGCATCTTAATAATGTCTATAATTTTTGAATTGGTTTCTGCTGCTGTATGGCAAGATATATCTTTATCATTTTCAAAAATATAAACATTATTATTATGAGTAGTGTGCTTTCTGTATCTTATAATTTTATAAGATTTACCATCACTTTCAAATTCAACACCTACTTTACAATCTTTACCTATATATCTATTTACAACACCGTCTATAGTATCACATCTATATTTTCCATAAAATACAAAGCAGAGAGAATCAACAATACAAGTAGATTTACCATAACCATTAGGCCCAATTATTCCATTAATTCCTGTACCTGTAAGATCTAACTTCTGTTCATTCGGGCCATATCTATAAAAATTCTTCAAAGTTATATTTTTTATTATCATGTAATATTCTCCTTTAATTTTTCTATTATATTATCATCATATTTTATTAAAATTTTTTAATGGTATAAAAATCTATTCATTCTCCAAAATATTATCATATAATATTAGTTTTATTAATTTATTATATACTTCTATTAAAGTATGTCTAATTTCTTTTATATGATTACTTGGATTTGTATATGATAGATTATAATTTTTTAAAAGATTGTTATATATACTTTTATATTTAGAATTTAATAATAATTGTAATAATTTATATTTTTTAAATTCATCATTAAAAGAAACTATAATATGATTTTCAGAAGAAATTAAAACATTTATATCTTTTTCGTAAAAAACTAATGGCATTTTTTTAAAACCTCTTTGAAGCAAGCAAGCAATTTATCATTATTAATTTCTGGTGCTTTTATTTCTTGAAGGTATCTAGCAGCAGATTTAACCACTCCTTCGTTCGTATTTACTTTGTGTTCACTGGTATCTGTTATTTCTTCTTTTATAAATTCTGGATTTACTTCTAGAGCACCTTTTTCAAAAAGCAAATCTCTAAGCTTAACAAAATTTTCTATTTTTTTGTTAATTTGAACAGTTACTATTTTATTTTTATAATCTATATCTTTATTAAAATCTTCTGCTTTAATCGTAATATAATCTGGGCCATCATTATATTCTATGAGTTCACAAACAGTTCCATTTATTACAGCAAAATAATTTTTCTTTCCTCCTTCACCTCTATTTGTTGGATAGGGTGAGCCTATAAAGCAAAAATTATTTTTTACCTGACTATGATGAAGATGACCAGAAACTACAAGTTCATAATTATCAAATAACTCAGGTGTAAATAATGAATTTTCTACTTTCCTTTTAGGATTATAATAAAATCCTTCTACTTCCAAATGACCAAATAATACCCTTCCTTTATTTGGAATATCTTGGATGTTATCAGTATAGGATAGAAAATCGTAATCAACTCCATCTATATTTAGAGTATTGCTATTTTGTATAAAAGTACCGAAAGAAGAAAACGTTTCTACCAACGTATCATTTCTATCCTTACTTTTAATTTCATGATTTCCTACTATAGAATAAATTTTTGCTATTTTAGAAATTTCCAAAAGCTTTCTAAAAATAGGAACGAAAGCATTAGAATTGCTTTCTGGTCTGTCAAATAAATCTCCTAAATTAACTATATTCTTTATATTATGTTCTATACAATAATTTTCTATATAATCTAAAAAATTAAGAACTGATAAAATCCTTAATGGTTCTTTAGTTAAATGCAAATCACCAAAAGCTAAAATCATTTATTTCTCCTTTAAAAAAATTATAGCATTTTTTTATTTTTAGTCAAATAAAAAAAAGTATCCTAAAAAACATTTTTTATTTTAAAAAGCATAGTTAATTAAGATGAAAACAAAAAATCATCTTTAACTCCTTACTGGGTTAATACCCATCTTTTCTTCTGCGGTGCGTAAAAAGCACCGCTTTTTGATATATAAAAGTTAAATATATTAACGAGGTAAGTTTAAATGATTTATTATATATATAAAGAGGTAGTAAAATGGAATCTTTAGCCAAAATGTTTGTAGCAAATCCTATAATGTTTTTTTTCACTTTAGCTACCATTCTTGGTTTTGTTATTGCCGTTGTTGCTATTATTGCTAAAATACTTAAAAACAAAAATATAAAATTTAAAGATGTAGAAATAAACAATGTAAAAGAAGAGATGGATGGCAAATTAAATAATGTAGATAATAAATTAAATAATGTAGATAATAAATTAAACAATGTAGAAGAAAAAATGACAGAAATGGATAATAAATTAAAAAGAACTTTAACTTGTATATCAACTATAGCAAATGATTCTATAAATTCTGGCTATGAAAGATGCATTAAACGTCAACATTTATATGACAAGCAAACATCTTTTTCAAGAAGCGAATTTGATAGAATAAGCAGATCTATTTCAAATGAATATAGAAAAAATAATCCATATTCAAACATTGAAATTATACTAGATCATATATTCTATAAAGCAGTCTATAAAAATTTATATAGTATTTATAAACAAAATAATTTAAATAAAAGATCAAAAGAAAACTTAATAGAAGAAAAAAGAGCTATTATAGATAGTACAGTTGATAGAATTATTGGCGAAATTGGCAAAACATTTATGGATGAATCCAGAGACCAACTTATAGATATAGTTAAATCTAAATCAGAAGAAATCAAAAGAGCAATGATTAGAAGCCTTGAAATGTCTTATGATTTTGCCAAAGAAGAAATTGAATCATTAATAGATATTAGCAAAGACTTAGATAAAAAAATAAGAAACAGTCTTTATTTTATAGACAATGCTGATACTGACCAACTACATTTGGATATAACTGATGAGTTGCCTCCAAATGATATAATAGGAGATTATTAAAATGGTTCAAAGCTTTAAAATATTTTTTTACTGTCTTGAATTTATTTTATTCCTTATTCTTTTTTGTAGATTATTAATTAATAAAATACATAAAAAATTTACTTCAGCAGGTCTTTGTTATTTTTTTTCAAGTATTGTCTTTAGCCTATTTTGTGCTTCTTGTTTAATGCCATATATTTTTTTAGATAACTGTAATGTTTTGTTATATGCCAAAACATTTTTATATATATCAGGAACTATTTATTTACAAATTTATTTATATAAAATACAAAAAAATTTTTTATCAAATTCAGCAAAGCAAATAAAAAAATTTAACAACAACATAGAAGAATTAAAAAAGAATATGTATTCTTTTTCAGAATTTCTTTTTTTAATAGAAAGTTTATGTGTTGGCTTGTTTAGTTGTAATAAAAGCTTTATAAATTTTTTTGAAATAGTCCCTATAATTTCTCTAACTATTTTTTTAATATATCAATTAATTATATATAATAAAACTAAAAGAAAAACATTTTGGCTTTATTATACAATAGCAACTATTATTTTTTTAACACTTAGAGTCTTTATAGAAAATGTTAATGGTAATGTTATATTACAATTATTAAGTGTTGTAATAAGAATAATACAACTTTTAATTTTAAGTTATATAACAATTTCTAGTAATAATGAATTGGAGAATTGTTATATATGATAGAAGTATTTTCTTTTTTTGGATTAATAATTTCATTCTTACTCTCAATGACTAATTTAGTTTGCTCTAATTTTTTAACTTCTGCTATTAATGCTATACTTATATTTATAGTGTTTGCTAGATGTTTAATTACTATAGCTTATGATTTAAGTATACCAGATACATCAAGAATTATGCAAGAGTCTTTGATTTTATTTTTTGCTACAATATGTCAGATTATGTTATTTTCATATTATAAACTTAATATTCTTACTTTACTTATTATTGTTTATACTGTTTGTTTTATAATGTTTTTATCAATAAAAGTATTTCTATTTAAAAAAAATATTTATGGAGAAAAATATATATTTTGGCAAATAGTGGATATTTTTCTTACACTGACATATATAGCTTCAAGTATATTATTAAATTATAAATATTCTTTTATTTTAATAATTTTTATATTTGTTAATGGAATTTGTCTAATGTGCGTTAATAGATATATATTAAATAAAACAGAATATTGGATTTCTTTAAACTCTTTTAAAGAAATTATAAAAACATTAATTATAGAAAATAAAGTAAAAAGTTTAACTTATCCACCAGAAAGAAACTTAGAAAAAGATCTTATATTTTCTAAATGTGTTGTTATTTTAAAATATAGTACTTTTAGAATTATTGGTTGTTATTATCTTCAAAGCGTAGTTAAAGAAATTCTTATAAAAAATAATTTTTCAAAGAAAGAAGCACAACTAATATCTTCTAAATTTTTAGGTATTCTTACTAATAATCTTATGAGAAGAAAATTAGATGCTTCACTTCTTCCAAGTAAAATTATAAATAAATTTTATAATTTAGAAAGAAAAATTAAATCCAACAAATCTGAGGCAAACCTGTAAAGCCTTTTTGAAAGATAAACCAACAAAAACAAATAGCTGATTGTTTATGATCATCTATATCATTTGCCAAACACTTAATTCTTTCACTAAAAACTAATACATATTTTGGAGGAAATTTTTCAAAAATCATTTTTCTTCCTTTTGTTTCCAAGAATTGTATTTTTGCTAATTCAATTAAATATTCTCCATCTTTTAACAAATTTAAAGAATGTATTGTATGCTTGTTTATATCGTAGAAAGGAAAGTTTGCTACTATTGCTAAATCTTCTTCAGGTCTTTCATTTACTTCCAGCCAATCACAAACATTTGTATTTGGGAATCCTCTGTTCACTATATCATAAGCTAAAATATTATGTCCTTTTTCAAGGAAAGAATTAGCAATATTACCAGATCCAACACTTGGTTCTACTATTAGATTTGGTAAAGTTATGTTTAATTTTTCTAATTGAGAAATTAATTTTTCTACTGCTACTTTTGGTGTTGAATAATAATCATTTTTTGCTCTTTCTATATCAGAGTGATTAGAACTACCCATTAATCTAAAAATATCTTCTTTATTTTTCATAGAAAAAATTATAAATAAATTTTATTTTTTTGTCAATAAAAGTTAATAATATGAAAATGGATGTTTATAAAGTAATAAGAGAGTCAAAAAACAGTACATTGTTAAATACAGATGAATTGGAGAAATTATATTCTTTTGCTAATGATGCAATTTTAATGAGAATAGCAGCAAGCGACAAAGAAGAAGATGAAGATATACAAAAATTTGCTGAAATTGTTTTAAAAAATAAAGATGATTATTTCTTTTCAAAAAAAGAAGACAAAGAAGAAGAGTTCAAAAAAGAACTTAATTCTGAAATTAAAAAAGCAATAAAGAAAGATAGAAACGAAATAAAAGAAAAATTATTTGATAAAATAAATAATATAGCAAAAGATTATAAGCCTGAAAATTTATCTGATGAAAAACCAAACATAATTGTTTTTAAGTTATTTTTAAATGAATGGAATACAAAATATGCATTTACTTGGAAAGCATTTAAAGAAGTAAAAAAGACATATGAAAAAACACACATACTTGAGGGTGAAGATTTGTTTGTTCTAAAATCATTTCTAGAAAAGGATCCAAAAATAGCAAGAAAAACAGGATATGATGACAGAAGGGTAGATTTTGAAAAAGGAAAAATTTCTAAGCTTACTATTGGAAAAATAACTGATACTACTGTTTTTAGCAAATCAAATAATACTCTTTCAAAAGATACTATTGAAAAAATTAAAGAAAAAATTAAAGAATCCGAGTAGACAATTTAGGTTCTGAAATTGGACAAAAATGTCTGCTCTATAGTAATAGCTTTAATATAGCTAAAAAATTTTAGCTATATTAAAAAATATACAACTTTGCGTTAGTGAATTTTTTACAAAAATTTTTATTTATATAAAAAAGAGGAAATTAAAAATTGACAAATAATAATAAAGACTATATAATAACAGAAAATAATAAAGAAATAATAACAGAGATGTGTGATATATGTGGAAAGAATTATCCAGCACCAATACCAAGATTTAAATATATATCTAAAAGCAGTAGGCAATACATAATAAGATACTGCCCAAATTGTAATCCAATTCTGTTTGGTCAATCTTATTTACCGTAAGTTAAATATAAGAAAAATTTAATTGACAAAGATTAAAAAGATTTTATAATTAGTGAAAAAGTCCTAAGCAAGCCCATTGGCAAATTTAGTTTAGGCAGGAGAATATATATGAGTAACGATTTTACAAACGAAGATTTCAATTCTATGTTGAATGAAATGGAAAATGAAAAGAACGCTGGAACTTTCCAGAGTCCTTATTGGAAGCCTTCTAATGAAGGAACTTATCAGTTAAGAATTATTACACCTTTAAAGCAATTTGGTGAAAAGCTTTTTTATGAAAAGCATAAGTTGCATTATATTAATAATAGAGCATATTTTTGTCTTAATCAGACTTTAAAGGATAAAAATGGTAATATTCATGAAGCAGAATCTTGTCCTATCTGTGCAAAATCAAAAGCACTTTATAACTCATCTACTAAAGGAACAGAAGAATGGAATATCGCTGGTTCTTTAAGAGCTAAAGATAGATATGTTTCTCGTGTTATTGTTCGTGGAAAGAAAACCAAGGATGGAGCAGATGATGAAACAAAGCCAGAGTTCTGGGAATTTGGAACAAAAATTCATGGCTACTTTTTTGACCAGATTAAGCTTGGAGAAGCAGGAAACTTCCTTTCTCTTAAAGAAGGAAGAGATTATAACCTTGTAAAGAAAGGAACAGGAAGAAACACAGATTATTCAGGCTCATGTCTTTCTATGAAACAGTCTGCTGTTTTTACAGATGTTGAAAAATTAAAGAAACTAATGGAATATCTTCCAAAGATGGAATATTCTCAGTTAGTAGAATTTGTTTCAGCAGATGAAATGAAAACAGCGCTTAATGAGGCTCTTAATGCAGCTAATGAACCTACACCAGTAGTTGATTCTAGTGTAGATGCCTTAGATCCGTTCTCTCAGCCAGCAGAATCAGTAGCTCCAAAATCTGAAGATAAGCCATCTGAAGATAATGATATTGATACCTTACTTAACATGATTTAATCAAACTTGCTACAAAGAGGAAATTTTCCTCTTTGTAGTTAGGAGTATTTATGGTAGAAATTTTAAGTTTTATATTTTTAGATTTTTGGCACTTTTTGGGATTTTTATTTATATTGGCTATAATATGTTCTTTTATAGAAACTATAGTAAATAGTTTTTTAGAAATGATACCAAAACTAATACATGGCAATCATGATAATTTCTATATTAGTGAAAAAAATATAGATGAAGAATTTTTAAAAGAATTAAAAAAATACTCCAAAAGTAAAAATGAAAAGTAATTATAATTTTTTGACAATTTCATATTGGGAATGTGATAATATAGAAAAAATTTTAAAGGAGAAAAAATGGCTAAATCAACAGGTAATAGCTTAGACGATTTGATAAATGATGAGTTCCTCGGTTTGGAAGATTTAAGCAAAGAAGATGATAAAGTAGAATATTGGATTGATAGCGGAAATCTTGCCCTCAACTATTTGTGTTCAAAACATTTTTCTGGAGCTTATCCGCAAGGAAAAATAGTTTGTTTTGCTGGTAAATCAGGTGTAGGAAAATCTATGCTACCAATGATAGCAGCTAAAGATGAACAGATTGATAGGGTAATAGTTCTTGATTCTGAGGGTGGTGGAAGCGGAAGAAGTTTGGCAGAATTTCTTGGTGTTCCTTTGGAAAAAGTTAGTTATAGATTAATTTCTACTCTTGATTCTTATAAGGTAAGTGTAGATAGTAATGGTAAGCAGAAATTAGAAGAAATAAAAGATAGTGATATTCCAGCTAAATTAAAAACAGATACTTATGAAGTTCATGTAGGTCTTTTGGCATTTTTGAAAAAACTTATGTATGCTTTGGAATATTCTAAATCAAAAGAAAAAGTATTAATTATAGTAGATTCATTAAGTAATCTTAAATCTGTAAGAAAACTTAATGGTGGTGAAGATATGGGAAAAACCAACAAATTGCTTAATGATCTTTTTGCTTTGGATACTGTAATAAAAAAGACAAATGCTACACTTATGCTTACAGCAAAAGTTTATACAGATCTTAACAATCCATATAATACCGAAGGAATAGTTAGTGGTGGAGAATCTGTGGTTTATAACCCATCGTTATTCCTTATGCTTTCTACTTTACAGGATAATCCAGAATTATCAGATTCAGATCTCAAGGCAGAAAAAGAAAGAAGAAAGACTTCTCTTGGAAATTCTCTAAAAACAATTAGAGCAAGAATTAAGAAATCAAGATTTGGAACAGAAGGAAGAAATGCTTGGGTAATTTTGGATTCAAATTTTGGTCTTACTAGAAACAGTGGTTTGTTCCAATTGCTTTGTGATTTTGAAGTTTGTAAGAGGAATGGAACTAGATATTCTATTCCAGGTGTATTTGTTAATGACAAAGGAGAGGATATTTCTTTCTATAAAAAAGATTTCTTGGATATTTTTGGAAAGAATGAAAAGTATTATATAGAAAGATTCCAAGAAAAAATGGATGAAGCAGAAGAAAGAATAAAGAATGAAAAGCTACATATCAATATAAATGATATGTCAGAAGTAGATAATACAGAAGAAGAAACTTCCACATTTGATATAGCAAGAGCGATGGAAGCTGAAATGGAACAATAGTTTTTTAAAAGGACAGTATTTAACTGTCCTTTTTAATTTGAAAAGTTAATAGTTCTTATGAATAGTTTAATAAAAAAAGTTTTAATTTTTAATTACAGTTTGTTGGCTATAGGATTGATAGTTTCCTATTTTTTCCCAGAAAAAAAAGAAAGAATAGAAGAACCACAGATATATGTAGAAGAGGAAATTCCAATAGAAGAAATTTATGCTAAAAGAATATTATCTTTGAGTTCATTAGATATAAATGAAGCAAGGTATATATCTTCAAGGGTTTATTTTTATTCTCAAAAATATAATGTGGATTATAATCATTGTATGGTAATTATAAATACAGAAAGTGATTTTAAATATAATGCTTATAATAAAAATGGAAAAGCTTATGGATTATGTCAGATTACTAAACCTTGTTTAGAAGAATTTAATAAAAATAACAAAACAAAATATATATTAAACGATATGCTAAATATAGAATTAAATCTTGAAGTTGGTATTTGGTATATAAGTTATTTAGAAAACCATTATAAAATACAAAACAACGAAGATTCTTACATTGCTTATAATATAGGAATAACAAAATTCAACAAGATGAATAATTATGAAAAAGAACTGTTAAGAAATGGTATATATCCAATGAATATGTATGGATTTAAAAAAGGTGAAGTATATAGACCTATTAAAAGATATTATGCTAAACTTAGCAATTGGTCTTGACAAAAAACAAATATAAGGTAAAATTAATAAAAAGGAGTTAAAATATGGTTTATGAAGAAGTAAAAGCAGCTGGTAGATATGTTGTTCTTAAAGGAGAAATCGCAGAAGAAAAAACAGAGGTAAAAACAGAGTCTGGTATTATTTTGCAGGGAGATACGGCAAATGCAAATGCTTCTGGACAAAAGGTTAATACAAATAATGGAAAAGTAAGGATCAAACCACCAGTTGTTCATTCTATTGGCCCTAAGGTTAATAAAGATGAGATTGGTATTGAATTAGGTGATATGGTTATCATTAATGATTATGATGCTCATTCATTCCAAGATGATACTGGAGCGATTTATATTGTTTGTAAAGATGATTCAATTCAGACTGTAATTAAGCAGAGAGATTAAATAAAAAAGGCAGGAAAAAAATCCTGCCTTTTTTATTATAAAATTCATACTATTATTAAAAAGTTAATAGTATGAATTTTAATAACTTAAATGGATATACAGTAGAAGATACAGCTGCCAGAACTGCTATTGGTAGTATAGATAATAATGGTATAATAGACGAAGATTATATTAATAAGTTTGGAAGTGATAGTAAAATATTATCTGCTTTATGTCAACTGTCTACAGAAATTGCTGGCTTAGATGATGTTACTGTTAAATTTAATAATCAAAGAAAAATAGATATAAATGATTTAGATTTAGATATTTTAACAGATAATTTAAAATCGAGACTATTAAATTTTTTATATCCAGTAGGAAGTTTATATTGGAGTAATTCCTCTACTAATCCTTCTGATTTCTTAGGTGGTACTTGGGTACAAATAAAAGACAAATTTATTTGGGCAAAAGGTGATGATACAGCAGTTTCTAATGATGGTGGTAGTAAAACAGTAACCTTAAATAGCAATCAAATTCCAAAACATACTCATACTGTTAGTACAGATAGTAAAACTACTACCTTACCAAATCATAAACACAAAATTACTTCATTGACACTTAATAGTACTGGCTCTCATAGTCATGCTGTATTAACTAATACTGCTACAGACAGAGTTGGTGTTAATAACACATATTCACCATTAACAAGCTCTACTAATGCTGGAGCATATGGATATTTATTATCTGGAGGAGCGAATAGTTCTGGAGATGCTAGGAATTATACATTAGTTTCAGGAAGTAATATAGCTGGTTATATGAATTATGCCAATAATGGAACTAGAGGAGGATCTTCAAATAAACGTAGAATAATAGAAGAAGCTGGTTCACATACACATACTCTAACAGGTACAAATATAACAGATAATCTAAACACAGCAGTTGATATTACAATACCAGCTCTATCAGGTACAGCAAATAATGATAATATAAGTAGTTCTAGTCCAAATAGTGTTAACATTATGCCACCTTATACTGTTAAGTATTGTTGGGAAAGAACAGCATAAATTATCTTAAAGATAATTATATGAGCAAAAATAATTTTGATATAAATATAGAATTTAATAAAATAGATATTATAAATAAATCTCTTTGTTTAAAATATGATATAAAAATATCAAAACTTACAGATGAAAAAATTAGTAAAGAAATTATTTTAAAAGAAATAAAAAAGAAAATTCCTAAAGGAGAAGAAAAATATTTAAATATAAAAAAATTTTCTAGCAAAGAAGTAATGTTTGAATTTGATGTTTATAAATGGTTTGAATCAAAAAATAAATTAGTAGATACAGAAAACAGATATGTAAAAAAATTACTTCTTAATAGATTACCATCAATGATTTTAAACAATGTAAATGCTATAGATTATACAAGAATAATTCAAGGTTCTTTTAGAAATTATCTAAATAAAAATACAGAGTTAAAAAGTAAAATATCTAAAAATTTTCCATTAACATATTTTAGATTTAAATATGATGGAGTACAAAATTCGATTAGAATAGAAGTAAAAGAAGAATTTAGACATAATATATTAGCCATATTGAATACAAAAGAAAATAAAAAAATAAATAAAATGGATTTTGATTCATCTGTAGAAGCCTATTTAAAACTTAAAAAGTTAAATAAATAGGAAGAAAAGATGAAGGATAGAATAGATAAAAATATAAGACAATGCTTGGCATATACTATAAAAAATAATGGACCACTAAGATGGTCTAAGATTTTAGGATTTACTAAAGAAGAATTTTTAAATCATATAGAAGAAGAATTTGAAGAAGGAATGAATTTTGATAATTATGGTGATTGGGTTATATCATTTCATATACCTAGAAGATGCTATAATTTCAAATCTTTAAAAGATGAAGACTTTTATAAACTCTGGTCATTAAAGAATATAACTCCTAAATGGCTAAAAGATGCTCAAAGAACAAAAAAAGTAATTTATAAATCTGTCTTAGATGAATATCATTTATGGGACATACTACCATCAGGAAACATTAGCCAAATTTTAATTGACAAATAATTTTTTATAATTAAAATATAATCATACTAAAGGAGAATTATAACCTTGGATGATGTAAGAAGTTATAATATTGGAGCAAGTGATTATTCTAAGCATAAATTTCAAGCATGGAATTTTTGGATTTTATTTAGATTAAATCCCTGGGATGCGGACTTAACAAAAAGAATTCTTCGCAAAAAAGAAACAGATAGCCGTCTTTTAGATTTAAAAAAAATAAAACATATTTGTTTAGAGAGAATTAGACAATTTCAAAATAATGAAAATGCTTTTCCAATTGAGAATCTTGAACCGAAAGATATTACGCTTAATGAAATGATTTCTGATTATATCTTAACTACTGAAGATATACAAATATTAAAATTAATTTTGTATCCTAATATTTCTGATAGAATTTCAGATTATGAAAAAATTATTGAAATTTGCGATAAAATGATTAAAGAGAATGAATAAATAATTTTAAAAGGAGCTAAAAAAAATAGCTCCTTTTTTTATTGACAAGAAATTAAAAAAATGCTATAATAAATAAAAAACAAGGAGTTAATAAATGGAAAATTATGTAAATTTACATAATCACTCTATATATTCTGCCCTGGATGCTGTTTGTACTCCAGAACAATTAATTGACAAAGCTGTAGAATATGGTCATAAAGCCATAGCAATTACAGAACATGGAAATTTTAATTCCGTACCTAGATTTCAAAAATATGCTTTAGAAAAAGGTATTAAACCTATTTTAGGCATGGAAGGATATATTGTTGAAACTCTTCAAAAATTTGATGATAAAGGAAAAAGAATTAGAGAAAAGAACAATCATGTTGTTCTTCATGCAATGAATGAAACAGGATGGAAGAATTTAATGAAATTAAACTATTTATCTAATTCAGATGAAGAACATTTTTATTATAAACCAAGAAATTCATTTAAAGAATTATTTGAACATAATGAGGGGATAATGCTTGGAACAGCTTGCTTAGCTTCTGTATTTGCTAATTATCTTAAAAGAGGTGAAACAGAAAAAGCAGAAAAAATATTTCAAGAATTTATAATACATTTTCCAGATAGAATGTATGCTGAAATTCAAATAAATGAAGTTTCTTATGAAGATTTAAATCAAAAGAAATATAATGAATGGTTAATTTTTCAAGCTACAAAAAATGGAATACCAATTGTATTATCTGGTGATACTCATTATGTAAACAAAGATGATTGGTCTATTCAACAAATGGCATTTCAAATTAGTAGAGATGGGTTAGGTGAAGAGACCCAACACGTTTGTAAATCTATTTATTATAAGGGCATAGATGATTATTTAGAATTAAATAAAAAACTTGGGTTTAATTATTCAGAAGAACAAATTAGAGAATGGTGTAATAATGCAACTATTATAGCTGATAAGTGCAACTATATTTATAAACCTACAACTGTATCTTCTCTTCCAAGAATGGCATTTGATGAAGAAGAAGAAATAAGAAAACTTGGAATAGAAGGATTGATAAAACATTTTGGAGTATCTTCTTTGGAAGAGTGTCCAAGAGAATATGTTGATCGATTAAAGATGGAAACATCTATTATTATCAAAAAAGGTATGATGAGATATTTCCTTTGTCTTAAAGATATTTTAGATTGGTGTGATGCTCAAAAAATTCCACGTGGTAAGGGCCGTGGATCGGCATCGGGTTCTTTACTTGCAGGTTGCTTGGGTATTACAAATCTTTGTATTGATCCAATTAAATTGAATCTTTATTTTGATAGATTTATTTCAGAAGAGCGTCTTCCAGATGCTATTTATAGATATAACATTGATGAAGCAGAATTAATAAAAAATAATGAAACAACTTTTGAAGAATTAAAAGAATTTTGCAAACCTAAATTAATTGAGTTTCCTCAATATAAAGACAGATTAATTAGAGAATTATATAGGGCAAGAATAGCATATGCAAATGGAATTAATATGATTGATACTATTAAATCATATAAAGGAAACATTTCTGATGCATATGTTTTACCATATTTATTTGGATTAACTGACAAAGTTGATTTAACAAAACCAGTAGAAATTCAGTCGCTTGGAATTGGTTCATCTGGACTTGATATAGATAGTGATGTGTCTGGTGCTGGTAAAGATAGGATTTTCCAATATTTACAGGAAAAATATGGTAAAGAATGTGTGTGTTATATTGGAACATATACAGAAGAAGGTATTAAACCAGCTGTAAAGGATATTCTTAGAACTTACGAAGTTCCGTTTAAAGATAGTAATAATTTATGTGCTGCTTTCCCAGAAGATGAAACTGATTGGGAAAAAATTATAGAACATATAAGAACAACTTCTCCTGCACAATATGAACTTTATAATAGATATAAAGCCTATTTGGATTTCGTACCAAAGCTTCAGCATTTTATTCGTTCTCAAGGTTGTCATGCTGGTGGAAATATTATATTTAATAAACCAGTTTATGAATATGTACCAGTTGTAAGAAATAAAGGAGAAATTGCAACTGCTTGGGTAGAAAATGGTGCAGAAACTGTTTTGGATGAATTTGCAGGAGTAATTAAATATGATATTTTGGGTCTAAATACTCTTGATATTATTGATAAATGTATTGATAATATTGAAGAAGAATTGGTAGAAATTGAAGATGATGATGGTTATATAAAAATTGTACCAATTTCATATGTTAACAAGGAGTTATTGGATGAAAATTCTTAGAAGAAATGTAAATAAAGAAGAATTCAAAGACTTCTTAAATAAAATAAATTTAGAAGATAAAAATCTTTATAAAGAAGTAACAGATAATCAGTGTTTTATTTTCCAGTTTTCTGGAGGTACTGCTTCGAGAATGGTAGCAGATGCAAGACCAGAAAATTTTGATGATATGATTTGTTTAAACTCATATAGCCGTCCTGGAGCTTCATTTGGTTTTGGAAATTTTTGTCTTATAAAAAATAATGGGCAAAAATCAGTATATCCAGAACAAATTCAGCAGTTCCTCAAAGATGGTCGTGGAACTATTTGTTTTCAGGAACAGGTGATGGCAATAGGAAACTATCTTACTGATGGAAAATATAATGGTGATACTTGGAGACGGTTATTAAAGAATTTAGGTAAAGCAAAAAAAGCACCAGAAGATTTGGAAAAATGGGGAAAAATGGTTGCTTGTGCAAAAGAAGTAGGAGCAAAGAAAGGAATTGCAAACAAAGATATTGAATTGCTTTGTGATGACCTTTTGACGCTTTCTGCATATTCATTTAACAAAGCACACGCGGCAGCATATTCTTATTTGGCAATGGAAGAAATTTATTTAGCTAAATATTTTAAATCATATTTTTATGCAATAAATCTTTCTAACGAAGCTGGAAAAAAAGATGCAATTAAAGAAGCTATTGATTCTTGCAAAAGTTCTGGCTTTGAAGTAGAACCTCCAAATATAAATAATAGTAGAGAAAACTTTTTTCCAATTGGTAATAAATTATATTTCGGATTAAATGAAATAAAAGGTGTAGGAGAACAACCTGCTAAAGATGCTATAGCAAATAGACCATACATATCAATAATTGATTTTGTGTGTAAAAATATAGGAAACTCTATAAATAAAAGAATTACAAAGGCATTAGTATGTGGAGGGGCTTTTGATTCTTTAATAGGAGATAAACGAAAATACTATGAGCAAGTAGTAGATAAATTTTATGAAAAGAAGAAAACTACAAAGACAATTCCTTTACTTGAAGAAAAATGGGAAGAAGCCGAAAGAGAAATACAAATGTGTGAAACTACACCAGAAGACTATATTAATTATGAGGAAACATATTTAGGAGGACAGTTTTTTCATAATAAGTTTAGTGTTATTTCTGAAAGAATAGAAACATTGTATTCCAAAGGGTATTGTTTAAGAGATTTTAAAGAAATAAGACAAAAAAATTTGCCCAAGCAATATTGTTTTGTATATTTATCTGGATGGAGAGTTATACAAGACAAAAAAGGCAGAGATATGAGTATGGCTTATATAGAAGATAGGAATGGTGAAAAATTTTATGTTCCTTTCTTTTTTAATATATATCCATATGTTGCCAAGAAATATTTTGGAGATGGTTTCTATTTATTGGATGTATATGCTACAGAAGATGGTAAAATAATGCCAGGTAGTAGAAATTGGTTAAAAGATGAAAAATCTTTAAGAAACTTAATGGCAAAAGTGCCAGAAGCAAGACTATAAAATAAATTTATCTACTATTATTTCGAATTCTTTTCTTATATTGGAATTGTAGCTGTAGCCCATTTGCTCTGCTACAATTTTAGCTTCTTCTTTGTTTAGCCAGTGTGGATCATTATTAGTATCAAAATTATACTCATTAGGCTTATCATCAGAAGAAGTATCTTTTGAAGAGTTCGATTCATCCGATGAGAAAGAAATGTCTTCAGAGGAAGTGTTATCAGATGAATCGTCTTCTATAATAAAACTTCTTTCTTCTATGGTTTTGTCAAAATCAAAATCATTAAAATTATATATTACTTCTTCTTTATTTAAATTGAGACAAACTATATTTTCTCCCATTTTTTTAATAGGAATTACTAATTCTCCTGTTAAAAGGTCTGATAATTCATTATAAGCAAACATAAAAACTAATCCTTTAATTTTAACTTTTAAAGTTAAATAATATGAAAAAGACATTGAGAAATATAATTAGACATACATTATGTGAAACTCCTGAGGAATTGGCCGCTTTGGATGAAATAATAAAAGCAAAGCAAGCAGAAATTGTAGGATTACAAAAGCAAAAAGCCGCTATACAAAAAGCAGATCAAGCAGCGGCTCAACAGAAGCCAGTAGCACCAGCCGCTCCTGCACCAGCACCAGCTGGAGGACAGTAATGACATTAAAAGAAGTAATAGATAACTCTTTGCTCAGAGCAATACCAGATCAAAAAACCACTCAACAAAATATAGATTTTCTACAAAATATAGCATCAAAATTGGAAAAGGACAATCAACAGAAGATGCAGACAGTTATAGATGGTTTGAAAAAGACTGATTTATACTTAAAATCAAAACAAGAAGAAGAAAAGAAAAATCAAGTAAAACAACCTCAAGCAAATATAGAAACACAAGCACAAGTAAGCAATACTATTACAAACACAGCACAAGGAACAAATACTAATACAACAGCACAAATTTCAAAAAAATAATTATGATATTAAAAAAAGGCTCCTAAAAAGGAGCTTTTTTGATTAGTAGTTAAAATATTTCACTTCTTCAAAAGCAACAACTTCATGTTTTTTTCTGGAATATTTATCGGCATCTCTTTTTATTTTTCTTGTATATTGCCTTTTGGTGTCAAATTCTTCACCATCCCAATCTGGATCATATTCACCTTTTATGTTTATATAATAATTATAATCTTTTTTTGTTTTGCTTTGCTTTTTAAATTCATTAAGTGCTTTGAATTCAGGTAATTTTATTATTTGTTTCATAATTTCTTGACAAACTTTCTTAAAAAATGTTAGCTCTTCTTTGGTGGCTTCTGATTGACCAACCAAAACACGATCACCATTTTTTGTTATATGGTACCTTGGTTTTTGATTACCAACAATTATAGTAGCATTATTAGATTTCAAATAAGAATCTCTAAAAAGAACCGCTACTATTTCATTTTTATTATTCGTTAGTTTTATTACGTCTGGAGCAACCCCACCATCACCAGTTCTACTAGAAAATCCTTTATAACCAAAATCTACTAAACTTTTATAAGATTTGTTAGATAAAAAAACGTTTGAATTATTAATAGTATCTATAATTTTATTTTTTTCATTTTCTAGAGCTTCTTTAAGCTTGTGATTTAATTCAACAAAAGATTCATCTTTGGCAGCTTTTTCTCTTTGATCATGCTTGTCAATGCCAAAATCTTTGTCACCTAATTTGTGTATTAAGTTTTTAGTTTTTTCATCCAATTTTCCAAATTGACTAGTTTCAGTTAAAGAACCAAATAAAACAGTTTTGTTATTGTTGTCTGTATCTGTATAAATAGCATATATGGCTTTTGGATTATCTTTTGGATAATATATGGTTGCTTTGTTTCTTTTTACAAATTTAAGTGGTATTTTTGTATATTCATTATTTTTAAAATAGAAAAATTTTTCAAATTCTGTTTTTGTATCGGCATCAGTAGAATAGTTTAAAATTTCTTTTTTATATATACCATTGCCAAGACTAACGGCAGGCCCTAATTTTATTTTTGGACTTAAAGGACTGGCATATACAGCATCTGTACTTAATATTCTTCCTTTGAAAAATTTGGATGGTTTGTTTTCGTCTTTATCTTCTTTTCTGTGCTTAAAATCATATAAAGTTCTGCTACCTCTATGGTCTTTTATTAGCTTTAACAAGTTGTCAGGGATAGCGGTTAAGTCACCACCTGTTACTTCATCACCATCAACATCATTTTGATCCAAGAAATCAATACCAGATTTTGTAAATGCTATCTGATAAGATTTACCATTTTTCATATTTCTTATTATGTATAATGGTCCTAATGTAGTATAATGATCATAATAGCTTTTATCAGCTCTAGTGCACCATTCAGTAGGAACTTCTTTGCCATTTTTGTCTGTATAGAAAGCAGCAGCTTTCTCACCTTCAAAAGAAGAAGGGATTAATAACTTCCATACACCATCATCATAAGCAGTTTTTACATCTTTTAAATCACCAGAACCTTTTGATTTCTTACCATGATTAGATTGCTCACTCTGAACTATTTTTTCAAATGAGTGTAGTAATTGTGGAGTCCAAGAATTAGCACTAATTAATTCTTTATATTCTTTTAATTCCTTTACCCAAGGCTTTTTATAAGAATTTAAAAATATATATAACCCATCAGAACGTATAAGATCTTCCAATCTTGTTGGTTCTGATTTTTGTAAAAGAAGTTGAACACCGTAAGTTGCATCTTTAACATTAAAGTTTTCACATCTTTTAAAATATTTTGAAAGTTTTTCAGATATATAATCTTCTTGAGTTTCTTGTTTAAATTTTGGATTTACCCTAACACCAGCACTGTTAGTTTTAATAGCAGAAATTACATCTTCAACAGAATTTAATTTTATAGCTTCTGATATAATATATTTATTATAATACATTTAAAACCTCATTTAATTTAACTTTTACAAAAAAAATGTTGAAAAAAAAATAAAAAAATATATAATTTTTTTTATGAATATAGAAGAAAAAATAAAAATTGAAAGTAGAAAACTCTCGGATTTTTATTATCCATACTATATGGAAAAAAGATACCCAGGAGCTATGGATAATTTTACAGATACAAATACAAAATTTTGGAAAAATAAAGTATTTTTTGCCTATAAAAAATGGTTTGAAAGAGCAGCTAAAATGTTTTGTGTAAGAGAAAATTATAATGCTGAAAAATTAATACAAGCTTTTATGTTAGATGGGTTTAAATATCCACAACAATTAGGTGTAGAGCAAGTATGGAAAACATATATAAATTATTTGCCAGGGTTACGCACTAAAAAAGAAGAAGAAAAAGAAATAGTTGAAAGTTTGGTAAGTTCTATATTAGAAATAAAAAAAACAGGAACTGTAGAAGATTGGCTTAATATAAAAATTAATCAATTATCTGTAATTAATAAATCTATAAAGTTTAATCCTATTATATTTTCTTTCTCAGTTTCTTTTATAGACTTTTGCTATAATAATTGTGATGGTTTATATGATTTTGAAAATATGAGGAAAGTAATTTTTAAACATTCTAATAAAGAAAAAATAATAGAAAAAATAAAAACTTTTTTAAAAGACGATTTTTATAATTCATAAAAAATTGACAAAAATAAAAAAAATATTATCATCTTATAATAACGGAGACAAATATATGAAAATGGATGATAGTAATTATATGAGAACTATAGGTAATTTTATTTTTGATTATGAAACAGATATTTATAAAAATGAAAAAGATATTCAAATGGATATTTATTTTGTAAAAGATCACTATATAATAACATTTAAAAAGAAAAGCGAAAGAATTAACGTTCCAAATGAGGTTTTAACAAAAGCTGTATATGAAAATAATTTTGATAATTTAGTTAAAAAAATAGAAGAATATATTAAAGAAGATGAATATAAAGAATGGGAAAGTAAAGAAAATAATTGGATAGAAGCACCAGAATTACCATCAGAAGAAAAAATAAAAGAAATGATACATAAAAGTAATAGTATAGAATTAAATTTTTTACAAAATAAATCTGAAGAGTTAGAAAAAAGAATTGAAATTTTAGAAGATAGTGTAGAAGATTTACAGAATTGGAGACATAGATGATTTGTTGCGTAGATACAAGTAATATATTTTTTATGGTTTGGAGTATGTTTAAAAAAGACTGTTTGAAAAAAAATGGGAATGATTATGTAATTCAAGAAGATGATTTAGGTCTTTTTTATCATATGTTTTTAAGAAAAATAATGCCTTTTATAACATCTTATAAAGACTGTATATTTTGTTTTGAAGGTGTTCATTCTACTAAATGGAGAAAAGAAATATATCCACCCTACAAAGAAAATAGAAAAGATGCCAAAGAAGACCCAAATTATAAATGGGTTGGTCCTATGATGGAAAAAACTTTAGAATATTTATCTCATTTTCATTGTAAAATTCTAAAGGTAGAAAATTGTGAGGGAGATGATTGTATATATCAGACTTGTAAATATTATGCTGATAAGGGAGAACAGGTTAGAATTATATCTTCCGATAAAGATCTAAGTCAGATAATTAATTTTTATCCAGAACAGGTAAGTCAGTACAATCCCATAAGAATGGCAAATGTAGAAAAAAATGAAAATATTCTTTTAGAAAAAGCATTGGTTGGAGATGTGTCTGATAATATAAAAGCTTTTAAAGGAATAGGTCCAAAAACATTTGAAAAAATGCTGGAAGATAAAGAAGTTTGGAATAAAAAAATGACTGTTGAAAATGAAAAAATGTTGGAAACAGTTATGAAAATAATTGATTTAAGAAAATTCCCACAAAAATTTCAAAATCTTATAAAAGAAGAATTGGATAAACCATGGAATAATTTTGATAAAGATTCTGTTGAAAAATTTTTACTTGACAATGGATTGAAATCCTGTTATAATGAATGGACAACAAAATGGATAAATGATATAGAAGCTCAAAATTTTGAGCAAGATGATGCTATGGAAGAAATAGAAAATATTTTGAATGGAGGGATATAGAATGTTTATACAAACAGAAGTAGAAAATAGAAGCCCTTATGGAACAACTGCTGATTTTTCTAATTGGGATTTAACCAATAAATATGGAAATAGAAAAAAAATAACTACAACAGAAAGGGTTATAGATCCTACAGAACAAACGCAAGAAATAAATAAAAATGATACAAAAGAAATGGAAGTAGCCGAACCATTAGGTTCAAAAATAAAGGTTGGTGATAGTAATGTAAATCCAATAGAAGATGATATAGAAGAGAGCGTAGAAGAAAAAAGACCATTACCAAAAACACTTAATATAAATGTTAATTCTTTAAAAGAAATAAAAGAATTAGCAAAAAAATTATTACCTTCTGTAGGAGAAATAAAACAGTCAGATTATTCAACAGCATGTAATTTGGCAATAGATTTCGCTATGACTTTTGAAGCTATTTGGGAAGAAAAATTTAATTTAGGAGAATAATAAATGAGTAAAAAATCAAATGATAATCTATCATCAAAATCAAGGAAACTGATAAAACAATTAATAAGAGAAAGCAAACCAGAGCCATTTGTTATTGATGGTAAGGTTGTTTATTTTAATCCATTAAAAAAACTCCTAGAAGGAGAAGCATATAAAACTATGGATGGAGTAGCAGTCACTCAAGAAATGGTAAAGAAATATGAGCAATTTCTTAAGACAAGATTTACACAGGAAAAGCTTGCAAAAGCAAATAATATAGATATAAATGAATTAGATAAGGAGAATAAATAATATGGCAGCAAAAGATTGGAATTTAAACTTAACAGCAGATCAGGTTTCGGAAATTAAGCATTATTTTACTCAGTGGCAGGAAGTCCAAGAAAGAAAGAAGGAACTGGCAGCAGAAAATAAGGAAATTTGTACAGATGCCGCAAAAGTATTTGATGGAAAGCAAACTGATGCTTCGAAGCTATTTAAAAATATGAGTCAACTATGCGAAGGAGATGATGCAGAAGCTAACAACATTTCATTACTTCTTGACAGGCTCCAGGGAATTTCTCACGCTTAAAGGATAAAAATGTTAGAAACTGATTTAAAATATATTTTAGAACAAATAATAGATAATCAATTAAACCTAAATAATAAGATAGATAAATTAACAGAAATTGTTGGTAAATTAACAAATACAATTATAAAATATGATGACGATTATCAGCAAAAAATAGTAGAGGAAATGGATGCTAGGGTATTGTAAAAGTTTAAGAGATTTTAATTTAAAAGGTAAAAAAATTTTTATTTCTCAGCCAATGAAAGGAAAGACAGAGGTAGAAATAAGAAATGAAAGAAAAAATTTAGTGGAAGAAGTAGAAAAGAATGGTGGAGAAGTTATAGATAGTGTTTTCACAGAGTTTGATGAAACTACATATAAAACTACGCCATTGGTTTATTTAGCAGAATCTATTAGGCTACTTGCTAAAGCTGATATTGCTATTTTTATGCCTGGATATTATGAAGCTAGAGGATGCAGGATAGAATTTGATTGTTGTCAAAAATATGATATTGATTGTATAGTTGTTTAGCTTTTTAAATCTCCTATAACAAAGATAATGTTATAGGAGATTTTTTTATAATGGAAGATTTTGAAGAGATTATAGAATCTGTTAATGAATATATAGAAGAAAATAATTTGTTGGATGAAGGATTTTTTCAATCAAGAGAGGAAAGAATAAAAAGTCATCAGCAAAAAATGTTTAAGAAATACGGAGATATTGCCAACAGATATAATGAAAATAAAATTAAAGATTATAATAATTCCATAAATAAGCAAAATGCTATGGCTAGTAAATATAATATGAATAATCCAAAGTACAATCAGAAGTATCAAGACATAGCAAATAAATTTAATGAAAGACAGCAAAAGAAATTTGATAAAGAAACAGCTAAGCAGTCAAAAGTAGCACAAAAAGCCGCTCAAGATCAGCAGAAATTAGATACCATAGCTTCTGAAAAAGAAAACAAAGCAACACAGGAAAGATTTGCTTTTGTAAAAAAAACTTATTCAGATATTGGAGCTTTGTTGAAGGCTAAAAGATTTGAAGAAGTATTGGATAAAATTAAAGATGCAAGTAAAACAGCAAGAGCTTTAATTGGTCAAGGTAATATAAATGAAGCAGAAGAACTTTTTGAAGAAATCTTAATTGAAGGTGTTTTTGATTTCTTGAAAAAGAAAAGAGAAGAAAGAGAGCGAGCAGATATTAATAGTACAAACACGCCTAATGGAAATTTAAGTGCACAAATTGCTAATGTTTATAAAACTCTTGGAGACGCTATAAATAATTTTGAAAATGCTATAAAAACTAATAGTCAATATAAAAATGCAGTAGCTAGAACAATAACTCAGCAATTAATTTTACTAAGACAAGCAGTTTCAAGATTGGTAGTAGAAAGAAACAATGTAAGAACAGTAGCTCAGCAATCAGGAGCGGTTGTTAAAGAATCTGTTTTTAATTATTAATTGACAAAAAAAATTTAAATGTTATACTTATGGCATAAGAAGAAAATCTTATGCCATTTTTTGTTTTCAAGGAAAATAGATGAAAAAAATTAAAGAAGAAAAAAATGTTGAAATTTTTGTAAATATAAAATATAATTTAAAAGATGATAAATTGATACAAATTTTTGAATTTTCATCCGATAACAAAAAAAACCTTAATTACTTATTTGATGCTAGATTTCTCTTCAAGAGAAAATTAGATAAATTAATTTCAGAATATCTTTTGGATGGATATTTAGAAAGAATAGATGATTTTGATAAGGTTATAATAAAATATGAAAAACAAGAAAAACCTTCTAATTGTATAAGAAAATTACAAGCTTATATACCACCATTTTTTGGATGTATATATTGTAGTAAAGCAATTATAAAAGATGATTTTATATATTGCCCAGAAAAAAACAAACATTATACATTATTAAGCCAAGGGATAAAACGTTGTCCTTTGTTTAAAACCAAAGATAAGATACTAACATAGGAGAATATTAATATGGAAGAAGAAAATTATGTAGAAGTTCCTTCTGAAGAAGCTTATGAAGATGAAGAATTTACTTTTGGTGATTTTGCTTTTATGGCCTTTTTTTGTATCTTAGGTTGTGCTGTTTTTGCTTTTGTGGTAAAAGTAATAAACAAACATTTAAAAAATGTAAAACTTAAAGTTGGACATGTAGAAGTAGGAGTCGAAAC